CGGTGCATTCGGCGGTGGATTCGGCGGTGCGTTCGGCGGTGGATTCGGCGGTGTATTCGGCGGTGTATTCGGCGGTGCGTTCGGCGGTGGATTCGGCGGTGAATTCGGCGGTGGATTCGGCGGTGTATTCGGCGGTGTATTCGGCGGGAATGAGTTTTTACGCTGGCTCACTTTGGCCAGGATACGCTTCGTGGGTTGATTACTTCAACTATGAATGCGACATTCCAATCAACCGGAATTATTTAGAAGCGGTTATGTCGTGTGGGTACTTCTGGATGTTGGAAGAAACAGTTTTTGCTTCCGAGCGACCATCGCAAATCAATAGAGACGCGCAGGGAAGTCTTCACAGCGATTCGGGAATGTCGATCTCGTATCCGAGCGGGTGGGGATTATTCTCATGGCATGGGGTACAGGTTCCGGAGCAGGTGATTGTTGCTCCAGGTAAGATGACTCCGCAATCAATCATGGCCGAGAATAATGCGCAGGTTAGGATGGTGATGATCGAGCGATACGGCTTCGACCGCTTCATGCTGGACGCTGGGGCCAAGACGCTTGATACTGTCGGAGAGTACCGGCTTGTAGCTGTTCCGGACCCCGAGTGGGGTGAAATCAAGGCGCTCAAGATGATATGTCCATCGACGAGCGCGGTGTTTGTTATTCCGGTGGATCCTCGCCATTCCAAGGTTACGACGGCGCTCGACGAGATGAAAGGCGTTTCAAATTATTTGAAACGAATCAGACTTCAAACTTAAAAAGGAGAATCGCATGAAAGACATTATGAGTCAAGGTGACGTGACGTTCCTGCCGGTGAAGTCAATTCCTGCTGGCATGAAGAAAGTTTCGGATGGGATTCTGGCTAAAGGAGAGACCACGGGTCATGCACACAGGATCGGAACTCTCGAAGCCGCCGAACTCTACGATATGGATGGGAAGCTGTTCCTGTCGGTTGGCGAGAACGGTGTCTCTATTGTCCACGAAGAGCACGCGCCGGTGACGCTGGATCCCGGAAACTACGAGGTCCACATTGACAAAGCCTTTGACTATTCGGCGCAATCGTTGCGCAATGTGACCGACTGATGTTATGCGGTTGCACCCGATACATAAGTCCATGCTGATCGTTAAACTCAAGGCCAAGGATTTTTAGCCAATGAGCGAACCAAAGTCGTATCGAATTTATTTCAACAGCCACGCCGAAGCCCCACTGGTCTGGAGAGTGGACGATTACCACCCGGAGACGGAGCGAAAAGTTAAGCGTGTCGAAATCCGGGTTCCGTCCACCACGCTGTTTTCTACCGGCGCCACCGAGCCGCGCGCGTGGATTGACTGTCGCGGGGTGCTGGTCATCTCGGAGACGCAAGAGGCTTACATCCTGCCGTACGATTGGAGGACATGATGTGGAAAAGGCTGTGGAATTTGTTGACGCGCAGAAAGAAGGCTTCGCCTGCGGCCAGGGTGGACCGGTTCAAGTTTTACGACCAGGTGAAGGAGTTGGATTCGATACTGGATGAAAAGAAGACTGCGCGTGACCCCTACGACAGGCCGCCGTGGGCTGGAAGAAAGCATGGGGCCAGCCAATTAAGGGGAGACCTCAACGACAACGTTCTCTCTGAGGCGGCACCAGATCCTCCAGGAAGGAGAGTCGAACCAACCCGCATCGAAGATGGCGTGGTGATATTTCCCGGCGGCGTTATTTTCGATCCCGTCGAGTTCCGCCAATTCCAAAAAGACCACCCGGAATACAGCCACTGCGAGGACAATCCCCGGCCTCCCAGCTACACCGTCAAGAAGCACGAGCCGGTCAATGGCGTGGGCGTGGTCGGCATCAGCCCGCGCGGGGTGGTGGACCCGGGACTTGCGAAGGGGATTCTGGACGAACTGACCAAAAAGGATGGTGAGTGATGCCACGCGACGAATTTGGGGTGACAATCGAAGAGGGTACGCGCGTGGCCTTCCAACTCGGTGCCGCGTCCGTGACTGGGGTGGTTACTGAAATCGACGAGGGCAGCATTATGGGTACGCTGGTACAGCCGGGAAAGATGAGCATTTTGGTGAGCTTATTCATCGCCTGGGACCCGCGCCAGCCGGACAAGATTCGCGGAGTGTACGTCACACAGGCTCAGCCGGAGCCGGACATCCCGCCGGCCATCCAAACGCCTGGGAGTGCGATAACGCAATGACGGACGAAACCAACAAACCCGAGTATAATCGCTACGCCAGCAAGGCGCGCATCACGGTGGAATGCACGCACGCGCTCAAGAGCCGCCTGGAAGCGACGGCTATCGAAACGGGCTTGACGGCCACCGAAATCAGCCGGTACGCGCTGTGGGCTGTGGTGCTGGATGCGGAGGGGAACCCGCGGCGGTTCTGCCAGAAGGTGGCGCGGGAGAGGCTTAAACATTTGGAACTGGAAAGGGTACGCTGATGCTCATATGGATTGGTGTCGTGTTGACGATTCTGGCGCTAGTGGGAATGGTAATCTGCTCCCAGTTGGGTATCGCGACGGGTTGCGTGTCGGACTTCGTTCAGGCTTTCGCAAAGGCTGCCGACCAAATCGAGACGGCGTGCCACGACCACATGCAGGCCTGCGACAACGCCACGCGGATTTTCGGGAAGCAGATGGTGGACGAAAACAACCGGGCGGCGGCGGAAATGGGGAAGGTGCTCGACCGCAGCATCCAAACCTATTCCACGCGGTCTGAGTTGGCCGTGGCGGAATTCAAGACGGTGGCGGCGGCGTTCACGAAGTCGGAACAAGAACTGGCGGAAAACCTGGGGCATCTTCTCCGTGAAGTGAAGGTGTCGAAGCAGTTGTCTCAGGGAGCGCTGGCGGTCATCGAACAAAACGTGCTGGCCATCGACAAGCTGTGGCAGATGGTGGAAATGATTCGCACCGGGCCGCGCTCGGCAGCGAAGGTGCAGCCGACCGAAGCGGACGCAGCAGCGCACGAACAGGGGCTGGACGACGCGGAACAGCAGGCAGCCATCGAATCGCAACTGGCCAACGCCGCACAGCGAATGCGGGAAATCCGCGAAAACTTTCAAGGGGTTTAGGTGTAGGTTGCACGTGGAGGTTAAATGAGCGACAAATTCTGGCAAGATGAAACAGGTGCCAGCTTCCCATATGGGGTGGTCATGGAGTGCCGGTCGGCAATGGCCTTTGACCTCGTGCGGACACAGGTTCTGATTCCAGCCAACCTCGGGGAGAAAGAAGTTTCCGAAGGAACCCTTCTTCCTCCAGATAAACTTATCTCGCGCAGCTTCGCCATTGCCGATGCCTTTGTGGATGAAGCAATTAGGCGTGGGGAACTACGCGTAATGGCAAGTTTTGAGGCAAGGCGAGCTAAACTCCTAATCGCCGAACGCAGGGCCAAGGAAATCGCGCAGGAAGTTCTGGACGAGACGCCTAAAGCGTTTACGCAATAGACATGTGCAACTTGCACCTCGGGAGGGGTAGTGCGTCGTTATCATTGGACGGAAATTTCCGGCGTGAAGGATTGCCTAACCTGTGCCACGCTTGGCGAGAGCAGCATTTTGCAGCGCAAGCTGACCTTACTTCAAGGCAATGACGCGGCTGTTAAATTCGCATGTCCACTTTGTGGCTTTACCGCTGTGGGGGTCGTCGCGGTCGATGGGTCGGAGGTGTCGCAGGATGCACCGAGCGGTGCGAGCGGGTTGTCACGCCGAGCGCCCGCGCCTCCCGTGGATTTTCCCGACCCATTGGTCACTCAGGAGGACGAAACCTATGTACCTCCGAAAACGGATGCAGAGGCTATCGAGCGGGCATACGGTAAAATCGTGCCGCCGGATGAGTTCATTGCGATCGTCGAGCACGGCTACGTGGACAAGGTAGAGTCGGGCAACTGGAAGGCCGAACGGCGCATCTCGCCCACGCGCATCCAGATGGGCGACCAGGAAATAGTTGATGTGCTGGTAGAATTCGTCCACAATGGCGACGTGATTTATTCGTGCAAGCATTCCAGCACGTCCGGGATACCTGATCTTGAAGCGGAAGAGCGGGCCGTGCGTGAGTCGTGTTTGCTGGCGATTCGCGGGCCGGTGCGCGGGCCGGCGGCTCCAGCGCCAAATCGGCCACGGGGTCCGGTGGCGGTGATTTCTGGTGGAGCAGGCATGCCAGCGAGAGTGGCGCATACACCCGTTGACGACGAAGACGCCGCCACACGCGCCGCACTGATGAGCAGCTTTACGGGAGGGGCGTGATGCCTAAACCCGACCTCCCCTCACCCATTCCCGACTGGCTGAAGCCCGTCCTGAAGCGCTCCATATCGGGAGAAGCTAAACCTGACACGATGGACTTTCAGGTGGTGTCGGCAGCGCTCGCTGGTGTCGAACTGGACGCTCTCAAGAAGCGATTCGACCTGGGCGCGGAAGAAATCGTTAAGGCGATTCGCCGTGTCGCGTGCGCCGTGCGAGGCCGGGCGGTGGACAAGGATGTTCTGGATGAGTACCCCGATCTGAGGACGTTACAGAGGAAAGAGGTTGCCAAGCCGAAAGACGGGCCCAAGTCCATAAAGGACCGCGCTGAAGAACGCTCGCTGGCCGTGATCGACACCTCCAGCCTTCCCGAAATAATTCCCGGAAACGACAAGAGCCTGCACGAATTCCTGGTAGCGGCAAAGGCTCTGTACGCACGGGAGATCGTCAAGGACACCTTTGAAGCGATGCGGGAAAACGTCAAGTCGCCCGACGGCATGGTGAGCAACATGGCCGTAGCAAAGAGCCTGGAAACTTTCTATGGCGTTGGGCGCCGCGGGCCGGGGGTGGCAATCCAGCAGAATTTTGGTGAGGGCTCGAACGGGCAGAAGTCGGACGAGACGCCTCACTTCTTCGAGCAGGTCATCTTGGAAGCGGAAGTCGCTGACGGTAGCGGCGGCGGAGAGCAGACGGTTTTTGACGAGCGATTGCTCGGGCAGCAGGATCAGGAGGAGTTATGAATAAACGAGAGGTTCAATTAAGGAAGGCGTTGGAGAAGGCGGATATGTTTTTAGACATGGCCGGGAAACGCGACAATGTGGCCCGAAAGAACGTGGCCGAAGCACTGAGGGCTAATGCTGCGGCGATAGATCGTTGTGCCGCCTCCGAGTTGACCCTTCTTCATGCGGAACAGGAGAGGCACATCAGCACAGGGCTTTACAACAAAGCGGGGTATGCCTACGACAAGATGCAATATCAACTCACTAAATTCTTGTCTGGACAAGATCGGTAAGGTTGAAGTGTGCACCTCCGAAAAGCTTTGGGTTGCATGTCGCTGCGCGGGGGAGCGAAGGCCGTATAACGGTAACTTGCAGCTGGGGAGGAAGCATGCAGAGGCGTTCATTTTTTGGCTGGATAGCTGGAGCGGTCGGGATGCTCGGAGCGAGAGAATGTGAAGCCAAGTCAAGGACACCGTCTCTCTCGGAAGTCTATGAAAAACTTAACCCATTGAACAATATTCTTCCAGAACATCAAGGCGGGGATAGATTCGACTTCGAGTCGCTGCCTTCAGATGTCAGGGATTACATTTGCAAAACATCCAACTTCCCTGGGCCTCCGATTCCGTCCACTATAATTGACCAAGGGTTAATCCAGTGGCAGCTTCCTTTCCACCTCGACCGATACTATATGGCAGTTGTCGTGGGAAGCTACGGAAAAGGAATGAACACGGCCGTCATCACGATACATCGCCTCGGCCTACGAGAATTCCCAGACGTTCAAGTCGCACAATGGAGAGGCATGTTTGGTGATTCTGGAAGTTGGGTTGTTTCCGAACGAATAAGGAAGTTCTCTAGAGATTACAATGACTGCGAAGTGGCGATTGACTGCGCCTGCGATCATGGGTTGAGGATTCAGCAAGAGTTGATGGCGAAAGGATTTTCAAACTTTTATCGATGGAAGGTCTACGAGGAAAAGCGCTGCCTGGAGGTTCCGGGTTGGATGACCAACGCAAGGACGGCTTCCATGCTGACTTCGACTTTCATCATGTGGTGCCGAGAAAGACTCATCGTCATAAAGTCGAGAGACTTTTTGTTCTCCAATGACGTGATTAAGGCCAACATGATTTGCCTTTTCTGTCACCACGATTCGGACTTTAACGTTGAGAAGGGAAGGCCGGAAATTCCGGTGAGTAGGTCGTAACTGCAACTTGCACCTGGGGATGGACCATGATAAAGGCAAAAGATGGAGACATTTTCGTATTTTCATACAAGGAAGGATCGGTTTCTCCTTCAGATGTAGAGAAGAACAAGAAGGAACTTCTCGACCTTGGGGTCCGGTCGGTTTGGATTAAAGTATTGAACCGCATGAATCCCGCGGCCGAGCAGATACAAATTCAAAAACTTTACAAATGAAACGCGATCCCAATGTCGTTGACGCCGTAGAGTACCTCGACAAGGTACTGGAATCGGTCTACGAGCGCCAGAAGGGTGTGACGCACGAGGTCGCAAAGGGCCTTGCGTGGGCGTCGCTGCGTTCGGAGATTAAGGACTGGATCAAGGGTCAAATCATCAAGTGCCGGCGAGATCCCCGGTGGCTGTTCGGAAACTACTTCTGGATACAGCATCCACGGTCGGGTGAACCCACAACGCTCGACCTGTTCGATACACAGGAACTCGTTCTGGAAACCATCGAGTACCTGTGGGGAAAGGGGAGGCCGGGCTGGGTCTTGATCCATAAAGCAAGACAATTAGGCGTTTGTTTTCATCCAGATACAAAGGTTTTGACTAGCGATTTAAGATGGGTTCGGATCGACGACCTGAAGGTTGGAGATAGAGTGGTAGCTACGGACGAAGATTTTCCATCTGCCGGAGAGGGAAGGCGCCGTTTCGCCAGGAGAATGAAGGAGGGGGTAGTAGAGGCTAAGCGCGATGTTTTCGATTACGCCGTGAAGCTTACCATGGACAATGGAGAGGAATTGGTTGCCACTCCTGACCATAGACTTTTATCCCAGCAAAGGGGTGGGGTCGGAACGAAATGGGTGAGCGTTCGGGATATGCGAGTCGGAGACGAAATAAGAACAATATGTAAGACCTGGAGGGATTCAACTCCCGACGACTATTGGTTTGGTGGAATCCTTGATGGGGAGGGGTGTCTCAGGTCTAAACACGGTGCCGGTGTCGAGTTGTGCGCCGCACAGTCTTTCGGACTGGTTCTTGACCGTATTCAAGCGTATGTCCAGAGCGAGGGATACGACTGGCGGCTTGATATCGACAAGCGCAAAGGCGGGGGAAAAACAAAGTCTGGAAAAGATGGAAAGTATGGCGACAAACCAGTTGCCAAGGTTCTCATTGGGAGAATGGGACAAATATTCAAGATGCTTGGAAAAACAAGACCCACCAGATTTCTGTGTCGAAATTGGTGGGAGGGCAAAGAGCTTCCTGGAAAGGGCGGAAAGAAAGGAAGGAATGGGGGATTGGCTTGGTCCAAGATCGTCAAAATGGAACTGCTCCCGCAGCAGCGAATGATAGACCTTCAGACCTCCACTAAGACTTACATCGCCAATGGGTTCGTGTCCCACAATTCTACGTTCTCTATTGCGATGCTGGTCTGGCGCGTATGCTTTCATAGTCAGGTAATATCTCTTATATTAGCACAGGACGAAGGGCAGGCGACGTACGAGCTGTCCATCTTCCAGTGGTTCATGAACAACCTGCCGTGGTGGCTGAAACCTAACGTCGCTCGCCAGCACATCGAGTCGCGCATGGTGATGGGCATTCAAGATGAGTCGGGCTACGGCGGTCTGAACAGCTACATCATAGGCGCCAGCATCAAGAAAATGTCCGCATTTGCTCAGGGAAAGCCGTTCAGCGACGTCCACATCACGGAGGTTGGCAGCTACCCGGACAAGGTGGCCCGTAAGATTATCGACGAGGATTTGAGCCAGATGGTGAGCCGCCCAGGGTGTGTCGGCATCATGGAGTCGAAGCCTTACGGGGCGTCGGGCTGGTGGTACAACACTTGGCACCACTACGCGAAGCAGGGAAAGAATGCGCTGTGGCACGCCATGTTCCTGCCGTGCTTCATGGAGAGGTCGCGCACGACGCAAGTCCCGGTCGCCTTCAAGCCGACCAAGGACGAGCAGGTTATTCGGGAGCGGTATCTGCTCGAATGGAAGCACTGCCCGACATGTTCGGCCATGTATTATTCTGGAGGCGCGGGCATGGCCGAATGCCACCGCTGCGGTTCGACCGGCGGCGCGGGTGTCATGCTGACCGACGGACAGCTAGGCTGGTACCGCCAGCAGAAGTCGAAGGTGCGCGACCAGGAGACAGAGCAATCCTTCCTGCAAGAGTTTGCCATGACGGCCGAGGAAGGATTCCAGGTCCACGGAAAGATGGTCTTCCCGCGGGATGTGTACCGCTACGTGCAGACGACGGCGTGCGATCCGGTGTGGGTGGGCGAGTGGCGGGCCGACTTCACGTTCCACTGCAAGGGCACCGAACACGGGCCTGGCCGGCTGTGCTGCAATCCGGAATGCCGCCAGCAGAACATCAGCCACAACGAAGACGAGATGAACCTGAAAGTGTGGGAGATGCCGCAGCAGGGAGCACGGTACTACATGGGGGGTGACGCGGCGTACGGCGAGGAAGAAGGCGACTACGGGGTGCTGAGCATCCATAAGTGCGGGCGCGGCCACGACGAGCCAGACGTCCAGGTGGCAGAATGGCGCGGACGGGGAGATGCGGGAAGCCTCGGCATGACGGCCTACGTATTGGCGAAGGTCTACAATGAATGCGAAGTGGCTTTTGAGGTGAAAAACGGGCCCGGCGAAAAAGCCCAACTCCGGCTCATTATGATGGGCTACGACAAGCTGTACCGGTGGAAACACTTCGACAGCATGAACATGATCACGCGTACCTTGGGGTGGGTCACGAACGCGCGCACCAAGCCCATGCTCATTACCACATTCATCGAGTGGTGCCGCCAGAAGATTATCGTGATCAAGTCGAAAGACTTCCTGTTCGAGATGCCCAGCTTCATCAAACGGGCAGACGACGACGAGTCGGGCCAGGCATCCGGTGGGAAACATGACGATGCCATCATGTCGAACATTATTACGCTCTTTTGCCACCACGACCAGGACTTCGATTTGGACCGTGGGCGGATTATCATCCCGCACGAGCGGCTGCGGGTAGTGGACCCGAACGATCCGAAGTCGGGCCTGTACATGATGCGGTGCCTGCGAGGCCACGACAGCACGGCGGAGAACCCGCATAACTGGTCGTGCCCAACATGTAAGGAATCAAACCCGGACGCCAGGGTGCCGGCACTGTCGGCCACGCGCGCGCGAGGCCGCGGCGGTGTGGCGCTGGACCCGCTGCATGAGGCGGTGAGTCGCGTCGACCCGAATTCGTTCATGAACCACAACGAGTTGGTGGAGATAAATTGATGGCGCTGGGTCACGATGAACTGATGAACTCGCTCGCGGACCACCTGGCGGGCGAAAACCGGATGGTCTGGCGCGATATGCAGTTGGGGCCGGCAGGTTCGCCGCGACCGGACGTGTACGCCATTTGGCGCAGCTTTGCGCATCCGGCTCCGATGAGTTATGAGTGCAAGGTGACGAGGTCCGATTTCCAAAGCGATGTGACGTCAGGTAAGTGGCAATCATATTTGAAGTACTCCTGCGGGGTGGTATTTGCGTGCCAAGACGACCTCATCAAGAAGTCGGACGTGCCTACTCACTGCGGGCTGATCGTACTGCGTGGTGTCTGGCGCATGGCCAAGAAGCCCGTTCTTAATCCCGTAGTCGTACCGCAGGACGCGCTGTTGAAGCTACTGATCGACGGGGTACGCCGCGAGGGGCCGACAGTCCGTGTCAGGCGATGGAACAACGAACTGGCTTCTTTGAAAATCTCTAAAAAGTTTGGCGAGGTTGCAGCGCGCACGGTGCGCGACCGCATGGCGGTTGAACTGGAAATAGAATATCAACGCGAATCGTTCAAGCGACGGCAAGAGGATGCCGATAAGTTTTCGGAACAACGGTCTAAGCGGGAGATTGAACTGCTCGCTCCATTGCGCAATGAATTGATTGAGGCGTTGAAGCTCTCTACTGAGGCGACTACCTACGACATCCGCCATGCCGTGAAGAAGGTTTGTGACGATGGCGAAGAAAATCCACACGCCCAACGCCACAGGATGTTGACGGCACATGTACGGTCTGCCCTGGAAAGATTTGCCTACGTCGAGAGACCAGAGGCAGATGAAGAAGAAGTAACAACTGCAACGTTGCACCCGGAGGAACCATGAACGAAAATAAAATTAATCAGACTGGGTCTATCGGACTGAACCCGAAAGGATGGTCGGAATCTCCATGCGTGGACAAGTCCACAGAGCCCCTTCCTGATGTCGTCAAGCTGCACGGTCTGAGGTCGTACGTGGAAGGGGAATACAAGGGATTCAAGCTTAAATGGACCGGGTGGGAACCTGCCGACAACAAAACTCCCAGGATGGGAGGAGGCATATTTATTGGCCGGTGGGAAGCGGAGTCGGATACATTGGACGTCAAGGTTTTCGTCTGCGCATCTCCGGTGATCGGAATTGACGGTTTGGGGGCATCAGATTCCCATCGATGTGCTCACAGAAAAATAAAGATATACATCGATTTGGTGGTGGACGGAGGTTGGACCCGAGAACAGATATTGAATTCCGATGTCAGTGAGTTGCTTGCGATGAAGGTTGGGGTGGGAAGGCCTATAGAATCAGTTGACCTCCCTGAGATCGGTGGTGGGGTAAACCCCCGTACCTATAACCCATCAGAGGCAAATCTGGCAAAGGCCGCAGCCGAAGTTCTTGACCGCATGCAAAGAACCAGTAAAAAACGGTAGACGGAGGAACCATGTCTGAAAAAAACAAAGTAGACCTCAGCTTGATGTTCGATGCCGACAAGATTGAACGGCTCAAGGCGACCCTACGGAACGGTGGGCAGGGGCCCATGTCGGCCAGCCAAGCGGTCTACCGCGCGGTGGAGTTGGCCGAACAGAACGTGCGTGCGGTGCGCCTGGACGAGCCAGAGCGCAAGGAAATCGAGTCACGCACCGGGGCGGGCACCCCGCTGCGGTCGTCAAAAGATATTTTGCGGGCGTTTGACAAAGTCGCTGGAGGGACCGGCGCCGTAACGATCGACGTGGACCCGCAGGTCGAGGACCTCATGAAGGATGTGGGGCGCGGCCTGGGGTACGGCCTGGCAGAGTTCGTCCGGATTGTCGTGGAGGATTCGTTTGTCACAAATTACCTCCATACGGTGGAGTTGCGCCAGTTGTTTTTTAGCCAGCAGGAATGGAAAATGTTGCTTCAACTGGTGAAAAGTGATAGGGTTTCCAGCGGTGGGGCCTTGCTGACGTTGCTGCGGAAGGCTTTACCGCCGGAGGAAAAGCCATTCCGATCTTTGACCATTCCTGTGGAGCCTGCGGAACCAAGTCACGCGACCACATCTACCGGTCCTTCGAAGTAGCGCGGGACAGTCCCCCTGACTGTCCTCAGTGCGGGGAACCGATGGAGATCGATGTGGTCATCCGGGTTTCCTTCACCCAGTTCCGCCCTTTCCGAACAGCGGCGTTCAACAAGCGTCCCGGCCAGCCAGAGATCGAGATTACCGACCAGAGCCAACTACGCCGACTACTGCGGTCGAACCGCATGGTTGACCAGGGGGTAACGAAAAATTCTTACTTTGGCAGCGACTCCCGATCCACCCCGACCTTCGCCGAAATCTCCAAGCACGGAAAAATAGAAGACGAAGAGAATATGAGGCGCCGAGCCAAGCTGGTTAAGGTGTCGAGCGACCCGATAGGCGATATCAAGAAGCTGGATGCGGCAGCCGACCAGACGGACTTTGGACGGCGGCAGAGTGCGACTCGGCCGGAGTTTGTGGTGGGCCGTCCGTAGGTGCAACTTGCAGTTGGTGATTTAAGGTTACCTCTTATGCCAACCCAAAAGTGTGAATCAGTCGATGACGTTCTTGTGCAGGCAATGGAGCACGCTGAAGAGTGCGAAGAGGCTATTGTTATCATGCCCAAGAAAACGAGTGGTTTTTTTATGTTTACCACGAACAAAGAAACCCTCGCTGGCCTGATATTCTGGCTGGAGGCGGCAAAATGGGAAACCATGAAAATGTCGGAAGGCGATAGGGAGATGCACTGACATGGCCGTAATGGTACTCGCAGATCCGCTCGGTGAGTCCGCTGCCAAGATGGAACGGGAATATTCCCTCGTTCCGTTCATCGGGCGAACGGACTCGGACGCCATTGTGTACGGAGGCTCGGGTTCTAACTACGTCCTCCGCACGAAGCGCTGGGTGCAGACCATCATCGAAACGGCCAAGGCCGAAATGGCCACGGACCCGGAGATCAAGCATTACGAGCGGTACGTCCAGCTCATCATGGGTCGCCACTGGACCGGCAGCGCCCCAAGCTGGCGCCCACGGCCGGTGGTCAACAAACTCTCCAAGCACTTCTGGGACAACCTGGCCAACACGGCCGACTTCCGGTTTTCGATGGAAGTGAGTACCTCCAACCGCACGCAGAAGTACCGGGACATCGCGGGAAACCTGACCACGCTGACGCAGGCGAACTTCCGCGCGCAACACGGTATGGCGGCCATGATGTTCTGCGCCATGTTTGCCAGCCTGGGAATCGGCGCAATCAAGGTGACGCGCGACCGGGAGAAAAAGGATATCACGTACAGCCCACTCGGTCCGGACGCTTTCCTTCCGATCTTGGGGAATGTGTTCGATTTCCAGAAGTCTGGTGGGTGCATGCACCGCATGATGCGCCCGATAAGCTGGTACGAACAGTACCACCGGGAGGTGGCGCACTTGGTTCGTCCTCAACGGCCTCCCGCCGAATTCCAAGGCGGCATCGATCCCTTGGCCCTTGGCAGTGGCAGTTACGCACCGTGGGCGCGAAAGGGTGACTTCGGGGTGTCGGCACTCATGAATTCCGGGGGCGACCAGTTTGGCATGCGGTCGTTTGCCACGGAAGAAGGGTGCCCGTACATCGAAATCCATTTCCGCGACCCGCAGATTAACCGTACCAGCCATGACCTGATCATGGGCCGCGGCAACCACCGCTACCGCGTCCCGCCGCGCGGACCGATTTACCCGTGGGGGCGCCGAATCTCTGTGGCCGGCGAATCCGATCCGGTCATTCTGGACGATGGGCCCAACATGCACTGGCACGGATGGTACCCGTTCGTACCGCTTCGTCTGCGCCCGGTGCCTTGGATGTGGAGCGGCATCAGCGACCTTCGGGACCTTGTGGCCATCAACGGCCCTATGAACCGGCTGCTGGGGGATGCCATCAGTCTGGTAGACCAAGCCGCTAAGCCAACGGTGGTCACCCGCGAAGGATCGCTCGGTGCGCAAGAGTGGGCAGACTACTACCCCGGGCAGGCGGGCGGCAAGCTGAAGCTGCTGAACCGCATGAACCCGGTGCAGGACCAAATCCACTTCATCAACCCACCCATCGGGGCGCTGGGGGCTGTCGCCACGTTCTGGGAGATACTGTCGCGCGCGTTTTCAGAGCAGTCTGGGCAAGGCTACGGCTCGCGCATGGCGTCCAAGAAGCAGGTGCCCGGTGCGGACGCGGTGCAGGCCATTCAGGAGTCCGAGCAGGGCATCTACCGCGTCAAAGGCATATTTACGGAGATTTTCTTCGAGGACCTCGGCCGTCTTACCATGTCGGACGTAGCGCAGTTTTACGACCCTGAAAAGGATGTGGCCATCCTGGGGGACGACGAATCGACGTTGGAGTACCTCAGCGCGAACCCTGGCGACAACCTACCCAACACCAAGAAGGTCGACATCCCCACGCAGGAACTTAATTCCGGCGGCATGGAGGCGGGAAACAAATTCGTCAGCCAATTTAATGCCATGATGACGGCCGGTAGCAGCCTTCCAGCCAAGCGTCGGGAGCAGGCCAATCTGGCCATTTCGATGTGGGCAAAACAAGGGCTGAGCCTTGAGAGTCTGTACAAAAAACTCAATGCGATAGGTGCGGGCTTGCCCAGCGATGCGAAGGCGGAATTGCTCAAGATCAAGCAGGAGCGGGAAATCCTTCCTCCACCGGCCAAGCCAGCGAAGGGAAAGACGGAGCAGGTTCCCGGGGCGGCGCCAGTCCAATGAAGACGACACCTGAGGGACGTCCATTCTGCGATGTGCGCGACATTGGCGGCTCGGGACCCGTCCTGCACGTTCACCCGGAACTGTACGACGTGCTGCGGATCGTGGTGGATGGCCGGATGGCGTGCCGAATCGAGTTGGATTTTAATGACGGAGGACTGGGTGGAACGCACGTCCGAATCGCCGGAAGGAAGCTGGCGGGGGTGGTTCGTGAACGAATTTTTACAGGTGCAACTTGCACCCCGTAAAGATTTCCCTTGACAGTGTGAAAGTAAAAAGGTAGGAAGTAAGACGAAGATTGAAGATTGAAACCCGGGAAGCTTCCAAATGAGCCTCGGTCACCAGGAATGGTGGCGCGAGGCTTTCGCTTTTTATGTGCGACATGCCGACAAGTCCGGGAATGGATGAAGAGAGGCAGGCGAACCGTGGCCGCCGGGATTCAGAGGTTTTGCGCGACGCAGCAGAAATCAGGGCCGATTCTGGCCGCATGAAGCACGCCATGAAGCACCTCGAGCATGCGCGGAATGCGATGGAAGAGGGTAAGCGCAAGGGCGGAAAGCGCAAGGGGTTTCGGGGGAAGACGAGGGACTGACGATTGCCGCTCGGACGAAACGCTTCATCCAATATTCGCGAATTGAGCGAGCGCTGCAAAGAGTCGGGAAAGTTCGGGACTGGTCGGAAAGCTTCGTACCGACAGTGCCAAAAGCGAGCGGTAGCAGCCGGAATCAGTGCAGCCCGCCGGAAGGGGAAACGAACATGAAGAGAACCAAGCCTACGAACCGCATGGTCGATCAGGGTGACTCGCGGCACGGTTATTTCGGCAGCAGGCCTATCGGAATCCGACCCATTGGCAAGAAGTCCGGTGGGGGCCGCAAGTCGGTCCGCGTGAAGGCTGTCCGCTAACAAGTTTGTACGACCCGCCTCGGCGGGAACTTTAAAGGAGGTGCGCCACATGGCAAAGAAACGCGTTCATCGGCCCGGTAAAGCCCGCTAAAACATCCTCCCCCAGAGTTACCCAAATGATCGGGTGTACTCCCCGGGAGTCGGGTTTCGCGGGGGAGGGGGGCGACGAGTTCCCCTCCCAACCTATTAACAACGAGAGGTTCCAATGGGATTCACAAAAGACCCCAAGGCATACGATCTGGATGGTGTGGCGAACGTCGAACATGAGGGCCAGAAGTGGGGGTCGCAGTTCCCGACGGGCAAGGGCGATACGCAACTCGATGGCGTGATCAGCGTGGATACAGACGCCCACATGACCTACGAGGCTGATGACGCATTTCCGGGCGGCAAGAAAGTTGAATTGACCGCCACCACCGACCTGCCCATGGGTGAGGGCGCGCGCGCGACTTACTCCGGCACAACGGGCCACATCATCAACTTGCCGAAAGCCTTTGAGGAATAATGGCCACACAAGCGTTTCCTCCCACTCCCGCACAAGGCCCACCCGGAGCACCTCCCGGCGGCGCACCGAAACCCAACCCGGTCGGCACGGCAGTTAGTGGTGCGAACCCGCAGATTGGGCAACTTGTCGAGCGGTTTAAGACGGGCTTGCAGTCTGTGATGGCGCTATCAAAGGCCGTACGCCAGACGAAACCCGACGCAGCGGATAAGATGGATCAGGGACTCGCAATGATTATGCAAGGGATACAGACCTTAAAGGGTGGTGGGACGCCGGGTCCAACCGCTCCACAGGGCGCGGTCCCCCCACCGCCGCAAATGGCGGCAGAGAGCCCGGCACCTGAGACGCCGGAAGCTACATAGGAGCTGACATGTCGAAAACATTGGCCGAAGCACTCGCGTTGATTCAGGATCCCGAAGCAAGGGCGGTCCTCGACCAAACAGTTTCCAGTTACACCGCCGACAAGGCGCGCCTGGATGCGCTCGAAGCGCAACTCAGGAGCAATGAACTTGTTGACCGCACGGTCGCGAACGGCTGGCGCGAGTTCGATGCGAAGAAAAAGCCCGCTATCGAGAACGAATTGAAGACGCTGCGCGAAAAGGTGGCCACCTTGGAGCCCGAGGCTCAGGCGGCAGTCACGCTGCGCAAACAGCTTGAAGGCGATGGGAAGACGGCCATCGATCCGAAAGACATGATTCCCGCGTTGCGAACAGAATTTTTGAGTGCTTCCGACCGGCAGGCCATCGTGAGGGAAGCCGTCGCACAGGCTACCCAGCAAGTCAATTTTGGCAGCCTGCCGATGGCAATCGAAATCGTCGAAAGCACGTCGCGAGCTCGGCGCGAATACGGCTTGGACATTCCAGCCGGCCAGTTTTCTGAGGCTGTCACCCGCTTTGGCGGGGTCAACCAAGCCTATTCCGCGCTGACTGCGGAAGCTGCTGGCAAGAAAGCAACCGCAGACCGTGAGGCTCAGGCTGCTGCGCACGCCGCTGAAGTGGCCAAGGCCAAAGAGGAAGGTATTCGTTTGGGCCGGGCGGAAGCGGACACCCGGGCGTACAACCCGGAGGAAAGCGGTTCGGGGGCGTACGCTCCCATGGTTCCCCCGCAGGACAAGCCCGACATGGCAGGCGTCAATCCGCAGGCATATAACCCTTCGGATGGGGCGCTGGCGCGTGAAGCGAGCAAGTTGCTGCAAAAGCAGGAAGCAGACGGTGTGTGGGGTAGCCCAACATCCAGATCGGCGATGTAGGTGCAACGTTGCACCTGAGATGAGGCGGGCGACCGCCAACGAGGAGAGACGAACATGGCTGCACCAAATTATCCCGGCATTAGCTCGATGGCGGTCAACTTCATCCAGCCGAAGTTGCGGAACATCGTGTACGGCAAATCGATGCTGCTCACGACCATCGCCCGCAAGAAAGGCTTCCGAGACTTCTCGGGCCTTGCGATTCAGGAACCCGCCGTCTTCAAGCGGCTGCCGGCTGGCGCCATCCAGCGCGGCGGCACGGTGACCGCGGACTACAGCGATCCCGAAATGGCCTTCGTGGTCAACCCGAAGCTGTACTATGCCAACGTCCCATTGCTGGCCTTCGATGGCCTGCGGAACGATGGCAACGAGTCGGCACTCAGTCTGGCAGAAGCGCGCCTGGCAGAAGCTGATGCGGCCATTGGCGAGGTGCTGGGCGCGTCGATGTACTTCACCGGGCAGCAGAACGCCACGGTCGGGGCGGACTACAGCGCTTACAGTTCCACCGGCTTCTTCAGCTTCCTCGATCCCGTCACCCAAGACACGACCAACAACTACGTGGATGGCCTGTCGCAGTGGCTGGACGATGGCACTCAGGTACTGACGGTCGGCGGACAGACGCGCACCAACATCGGGCCGGCAGCCGGCACGGTTGGTGGTGGCAACGCCTACCTGCTTAACCTCGCAGGCGCGATCACCCTGTCCAACATCAACATCGCCATCGGCAAGACGTTCTTCCAGCCCCAAAGCGTGGACACGATCGCCATGGGCTTCGACGTCTTCATGTACCTGCTCAACAAGATTCAGCCACTGACGCGCTTTACCAGCGAAGACGCGCCCATGGCCAAGCTCGGATTCAAGGCCGTCATGCACGCCGGGGTGGAATACGTCGCCGACAACCTGTGCCCCAGCGGAAGTCTTTTCGGATTCGACAGCGACATCCTGCACCTGTGGGTGAGCCGCCGGGCGCTGGGCCGCTTCGGATTCACCGGATTCAAGACGGACCAAATCACCGTGGGCGACGTGCTGGGACAGGTGGTTTTCTTCGGAAATTGTTCTTACCCAATTCCTCGTGTGGGTTTCCGTCTGTATGGCGCGACTAGCTGACATGTTTTCAATAACTTACGGACAAAATCCGTAATACATAGGCTACAAAATAAAGTAAGATTTGTAGCCTTATGCCAGCTTGCAGAAGTGCCAGAACGAGCGGCAGCGATCCAGCCGTAGAAACACAGTCTCAGGCCTGATGAAGGCCAAGGGAGAGCAACATGTCGAATTTTTTCATTCAACGGATACTGACCCGCCAGTTTTTGGGTGCGAACGCGCTGGGCGACCTGCTCAGTTCGGTGGCGGATGCGTCGCCGGCGAACAATCCTGGCAGTAAGATCTTCGTGCAGGATATTTCCGGCAACATGACGTCATTCGTGTACGTCAACACGGCGAACCTGACGGCGATTGCCGCGGGCGTGCCGATGTACTGGAACAGCGTGGCGCGCACCACCGCCACGGACACGGTAGCGAGTGCCGTGACGTATGTCGTATCGACCAACTCAGCCATTCAGTCGGCGGCTGGGGTCGCAATCAACGCGCTGCTCGGAACGGCAACCCCTTACGGTTGGCTGTGCTGCGGCGGGTACATGACGGGCGTGCAGATTCCGTCCAGCGCGGCGGCTGGCGACAAGCTGGTGTTGTCGAACGCTGTCGGTTCGGCGCCCACGAACGATGTTTGGGTGCGTGTGGGAGTGGGAACGGCGGTGGCGAACCCCGAGGCGGTCACCACGCTGTACGCGGTGGTTACCTCCGCTGTGCAGACGCCCACGGCAAGCTGCCTCATCATGGGCACTGCCGGATTGCCGTAAAGAGAGGACATCATGGCTGCAACTGCGAAGAATATCGTTCGCGGCGATATGGGGGCATTCTATGTCACCGTGGACGACGTCACGTTCGACACGAGTTACCCTTTAGGGGGGTACAGCTTGGTTGGCATCATCCCCTTGCAAACCATTATTGCATCTTACCCTGTTGGTGGTACGACCGCGGGCTTGGGGTATTCTCCGTTCTGGAATACGGTCACCAGCAAGTTGCAACTCTTGACGGGTGCGTCGGTAACTCCCACGGCCACCCCGACCGTAACGGTGCTCGGTAGCCAGGCGGCCAGTGGAGCGCCCCTGCAAATCACTCCGACCTCGGGCAACGCTGGGGTGCTCGGCACGACGGGTGCCATCGGGACGCAGATCATTCCCGCTGCGACTTTTGGCATCACGCTGAACCTGGGGGCGACGGGCCAAACAGCGCTCGCTGAGGTGACGGCCGGAACGAACGTCGCGACCATCGTCGCTCGGATGATGTCCATCGGATACTGACGCTTGTTGCTGGTAAAAATTATGTTAGGATACGCCCTTGTGGAGCCCCCCGCAGGGGCGTTTTCATATAAGGGGGATTGATGCCGTTCATGATCGGCGCGGAATTCGGGCAGCAGAAGCTGACGCTGGGCGAAACCATCCTGAATGGTGGGTACCCCATCGAGGCGCTGCCGTACATTCAGGGGGACGTGGCGCGGGAACCGAAAAACTGGGGCCACTGGAATAACCTTGGAATCTGCCACAAGTACCTGGGGCATTACGACGAGGCCATAACGGCGCTGCGAACGGCGCTTGAGTTGGGACCCAACATGGCGCCGGTCAACCACAACCTCGGGCTGGTCTATGAGGAGACGGGTCAATTTGATGCGGCCCTGCGGCATTTTGTGACGGCGACCGCGTGGTCGAGCAACGAGAATACGCAGTACGCACTGGCGACTGCGTTGCTGCGCGAGCGGAAATACGAGATCACACCGGTCATTTGGGAGGCTGCACGGCTCGGCAAGCGGAGCGCGGTGTACGTGCCCAACTTGGCGGTCTGGCGCGGCGAGGAGTTGAGCGGAAAGAAAATCCTCGTGCTGCGGGAAGGTGGGTTTGGCGACATCTTCTGGCTGCTGCGGTACCTTCGTCCACTGAAGGAGTTGGGAGCGCACGTCACGTTCCATGCCTTCAAGTCGCAGGAGAGTCTGCTGGCCCACCATCCTTGGATCGACCGATTCATGTCAGAAGCCGATGGGGTGGATGCGAGCCAGTTTGACTACCAGGTGCCACTGTGGTCGGTTATGTGGGAGTTGCGGAAGTGCCGGCCGGAAGTCGATTGGGTCCCGCTGGGCATGGACGCACCATACATTCAGGTGCAAGTTGCACCCCGTCCGGCGGGCGAACGTCCCCGCGTCGGAATTGCATGGAAAGCCGGCGAGATGCTGAGTGTGTACCGCAAGATGCGGGGAATTCAGGACGAGCACCTTGCGCCGTTAAAGACGCTGCCAGTGGATTGGATCAGCTTGGTGAAAGGCGAGACGCCTGACTGGTGCGTGAGCGGCCTAGATGGGTGCGAGACGTGGCTCGATACGGCGCGCGTCGTGGCGGGACTGGACTTGGTGATCAGTGCCGATTCAAGCGTGTTCCACCTTGCCGCGGCAATGGGGCGTCCCACTTGGGTATTCACACCCCTCGGCAGTGACTGGAAATTCTGGCGCGAACAGGACAGGTCGTCGTGGTACCCCAGTGTGCGGCTATTCAGGAACCAAGAACCAGTCAGCTTCAAGCCGGTGGTCGACCGCCTCATGGAAGAGTTGGGGGCGTGGGTGAAAGACCGCGCATTGTGGGCGGAAGAGGTGATGGCATGAAGATCGCCATCGGCTCAATAGTCCGTGACGGGGAGTCTTACGTCGATCGCCATGCCGACCAAATCGCTGCGCTGGCGGCCGCGGCGCCGGAACATTCTTTTCACCCGATAATTGTCGAGGGCGACTCGAAGGACGCCACGTACGAACGCCTGCGGGCGCGATTCAACGGTGCGGTGAGCCAGGCAAGCCATGGCGGGCCGGCATTCGGTTCGGTGGGCGACCCGGCAAGGTTCCGGCAGTCGTCTTGGACGTGGGAACACGTACTGGCGCGGATCGATGCGTCATTCGACGTGTTCGTGTACATCGAGGCGGACCTGCGCTGGGTGCCGGGCGCCATCCTGGCGTTGATGGGCCACCTTGAACGGCCCGAAGTGGACGTAGTCGCGCCGATGTGCATTTACCAAGGAAGGCACTATGATTCATGGGGTTTAAGGGGAATTGACGGTGTGTGCTTCGGCCCCAACTTCCCCTTCCACTACTGCCTCATCGACAAGAGTCCAACGGGCCTGTACCCAATCAGTTCAGCCGGTTCATGTCTGGTGATGAAGGCAGACGTGGCGCGCGTGGCGCATTTTTTGCCGGAAGATCAAGCGATCGTTGGTTTTTGCCAGAATGCCCGCGAGCACGGATACAAAATCTTTTTGGACCCAAAGACTTGGGTTGAACACTTATGAGAATCGGGCTGTTGCTACTCTCGTACACCGATGGCAAGGACCGCCAAGAATGGGCGCTCCGGTCGCTGGCGTCGCTCGCGCGGACCTCGGTGGTTGGTCTGGACGCCAAGCCGGCGCTTTGTGTCGTGGTGAAGCCAGGCAATCCGGATTATCCCGTGCCTGAAGTCTACGAGCCGCACACCTACCCGCAATTCGATGTGGCCATCGAGACGGAGCCGGAAGAAATGGGTGGCGTGGACGCCGCGGCGGCGTATGGGTATGGGCGGGTGTTTGAACTCTTTCCCGACGTGAGCCACGCCATGCTGATTTGCGACGACTTCATCTACCACCCGGAGTGGCTTGTCCAGTTGCAATACCTTATTGATCGGCACCCAGGGGCACGGGCATGGTCGGTCTACCGCTCGGGGTACAGCCAAAACCATTGGACTGTGCGGGAAGATGGCGACGTGGAGGTGAACGCGATCAGCAGTATTGGGGCGTTGACCCGCGAAGAGTGGGCAGGTTGGCAGCAGAACTGGCGCGACTACCCACGGCCGAACAAGACGTTGGACGTGTTCCATCCACTTGACCGGCCTGGGGCCCGGTGGGTGACGAAAAGCAGTTACATCCAGAACATCGGGAGGCGCGGGAGAAACAGCACTCCGAACAACCACGAATGGTCGCTGGATTTTGTGGGTGAGGCGCTGTCGGCGTGGGCGAAGGTACTCAACCCGCAGGTTGATAGCCAGCGGATTTCTGCGTGCAAGATCCAGTCAAACGCTTTCCCGCACGGGTACGCGCCGTTCTACGAAGGCAGCGGAGAAAAAGCGCGCGAGATACTGGCGCGCCTGCGGGCAGGCGATTGGGAAGTAGACGGCCGCTGGGGGCCGGTGGAGTTGGTGAAAAACAATGCCTGATACACTTCAGTCGATGGCCGGAGCGCTACGCAATTATGTTCCAGAATGCCCACTGGCAAGCATTTATGATTTCTTGAAGGATGGGTACCGGGCGCTGCTCGACTTCCCCACTGATGGATGGTCGCTTTTGTTCCGCCAGGCCCAAATGGTTTGCCAGCAATCCATCACAGGGAATGCCTACTGCATCCAGGGCAGCACGCTGGTCCAAAACGTGGTTGCGTCGAACGGCATGGCGGCATTCACTATCGCGGCAAAAGGCATGGGTAACTCCCCTGGGGACGTCCTGAGCCTCATCGGCTTCTCCGGTGGCCAAATCACCGTGGGGACCGTGGACGGTGGGGGAGGCGTGCTGACGGGCAGCATTACGAACGCAGGTGCAAATTGCACCTTGAAGAATGCCGTCCCAACGTTCTCCAGCGGCTCGGGAACCGGCTGCACGGTCAACATCACGGCGTTGGGCAACGGAGTTCTCCCCGGACAGGCCAGCATCATTGCCGGGCGCCAAGCGATTTTCGGTGGCGAGTGGCCGTGCTACGACATCGTGGACAACCCCACCACCACCAGCTTTACGCTGGCGACCGGGTACAGCGGGGTGACAGGCATCGTGTCGTTCGAGATCACCAATGTCTACTGGACGCCGAGTGACTCTAATCTTGAGCGGTTGGTGTGCCTGACGGACCCTCCGAACGGCTACCAGTTGCCGACCTCGTTCACGTTCGAGGAATTGAACAACGTCGATCCCCAACGCAGTCAGAGCGGCACGCCGTACCTGCTGGCCGACGTGGACATCAACGTGGCGTATCTTGAGGCCCTGCCGGACGGGGTCACAGACACCTACGGGCAGACGAATGCCTCGCAGCCCGTCCTGCGGAAAGAATTCTATCCGCGGCAGCAGGCAAATTATGCGTACCCTTATTTTTACAAGATTTGGGCTCCAGACCTTACGCCGGCCAACCCCGTTCCAATGGCCTACTTCGCGCGCCGCGGCGACATCATCAAAAAGCGCGCCATGGCGGACCTTGTGATGTGGGAGGGACCGGCAATCCTCGGGCGGCGGGCGAACCCGGTCAGCCACAACATCTACATGGCCGAATACATGCGGATGGCGCAGGACTTGCAGATCCGCGACGCTTCCATTATGCAGAGAAACTATGGGACTTGGCTTTCAGCCACCAAGATGCCATACCCGCTGGCACTGGCTGGATCATCGTTTGCGCAACTCCATCCCGCGTGCGATGATTCTGTTGGAGTTCCATTTTGGGGAGATTAGCCATGTGCAACGTTGCACCCAGGAGGATTTATGTCAGTACCACGGTGTTTCAAGCCATATTCGTGCACCACGGTCGCGCAGCCGCTCATCGCGACCACCCTCACCAACCAGGTTGTCGGCAATGACTTGATTAGCCAGACGGTCGTTGTGGGCGACAGTTCCATGTTCGTGAACAGCGATACGGTGCTCATGGTTTCGACGGGTGGCACGTCAACGGAACTGGCCATTCAGGTTCAGGTGGTTAGCCCGACCAGCGTCAGCGGGATATTCAAAAAGAACCACGCGGCTGGCGAGTACATGGTGCTCAGCTTCCCGTGCCAAAACATTATGGTGCAGGGCGTGAACGCCAATCCGCTCACGGCGAGTTTGTTTTTGGGGGTCTCCAAGGCACTCCCCACAACAGCGGGGGCGAATGCCTTTCATGACCTGTTTTTGACGCTCTTCTATCAGGGGCCAGCGGGGTTTGCGGACTGTGACAACACAGCGAATTATTGGTGCGTAGCGAGTTCTGGAAGTCAATACTACTTGCCTTCGGCGGTGCAATCATGAAACGGCTGATTTTAGGATTAGTGTTGTTTGCTGCATTGGCTGGTCTTGCGCACGCGCAAGGCAACGGCAACGTGGTGCGGCTGATTGGCAGTGGGGCACCGACCGGCGGCTGCTCGCCCATCATGGAGTGGAACGACATAACGAACGGCAACATCTACTGGTGCGGAAGCTCGAATGGCGGATCAAGTTACGGTTGGCTCGAGACGAATGGCGGCGCATCTTTTCCCCTTACCTCTCCTTCCGCCAATCCTGCCACAAGTGGAGAATTGAATTTAGCCAACAACGTTGACAAAGTGTGCTGGCGAAACGCGGCGAACAGCGCCGATATCTGCATCTATGTTGATAATAATAACGTTTTCCAATTCAGCGGTACGGGGGGAATTTCTTTCGATCATGCTACTGCCACTAGCACCACGCTCCCGATGCAGGATCAAGTGTGCCGCACCTCGAACATTACTCCGCTTGCTAACCACCTCAGGAATGACGTGGATGCGTCCTGCCATTTCCAAGGGTCGTTTGGAACGGACGGGCCATACACCTATACTCGAACTATATTCCACGGCACGCTGACGCTCGACACGACACCGCTACTCACGACGGCCTGCACAACGATCGTCGATGGCACGACAAACAGTGTGGCTGCAACAGGCGTGCTGGCGACGGACACCGTTGTGATGACACCGAACTTGAGCATCAAGGCACAAGGCGGGTTTACACCGGTTACTACTGGAGGACTCGCGGTAACAGCGGTACCGAAGTCTGGATACATCGGAGTGGACGTGTGCAATTGGAGTTCGATCACGGTTACTCCCGGCGCGGTGACTCTCAATCTGACGGTGACACGATGAGCTTCCTACCCATCGCATGGCTTCTGGCGTTGCTACTGCATCCCTGGCAGGGGATTCCCACCTTTGGGCCACCGCCTGCGCCCACGGCGGCGGGCGGCACTGTCGTTGCCTACGAGAACAACGTTGCCAGCAGCTATGTTAACTCTAACGTTACCAGCAAGACTCAGGCGATCACGTTAGGGGGTGCGAGTTTGACGCGGGGTATCGTAGTTGACTTAATCTTTCGCAACAATGCGGTGGCTATTACTTCGGTAGCGATTGGCGCAGAGACCTTCTCTTTGGTGGCTAACACGGATAGCGGCACTTCAATTAGTTGGTTCCGAACCATGGAGTATGTGTTAACAACCACGGACACGGGAGTCAAAACGATCACGGCATCATGGACCACCGCCACTACGATGGCGATCTTCGTCCGCAGCTTTACCGGCGTAAACCAGACCACACCTACCAAGAACGGAACCTTTGTGACGGGCACCACGGCTACCTCGTTGTCTCGCACCTTGGCCGCTAATGCTGGCGACTTGACGCTGACAGATTTTGCAAACGAGACTTCTTCGGTCCCGACGTGGACCACCAATCAAACGCAGACCGGAACGGTTGTCACAGGCTTAACGAACAGCAAGGTATATACCGACATCGGACCTGGAACCGTGGGGCCTATAACCCACACATGGTCTGGCGCGGCAAGTTTGATGATCGCAATGTCGGGATGCGTGCTGGTGCATAACTGATGAAAAAACTTCTCTTGCTTCTTGCACTCCTGTTCTCAGTCAGCGCCAGCGCACAGATTTACCACGTGCGTCCGGTTGGAGATTGCGCAAACAACGGAGACGGTACTAAATGGGATTGTGCCGCGTCGCCAGGGGGTGCCGGTGCGTACCTCGATTTCCCTGCTTCTGGAACCCTAGTGCGCGGTGCCGCCTACATGTCCGCAGGATCGCTGAACTATTACCTCTCCTACAGCTTCAATGACGCGGATTCCGGGTCATCCATAATTTATATCTACAAGGCCGTGGACTGTTCAGCGGGAAGCAACAACACAACTGTACCCTATTGCCCCGGAGGCAGTCTGCCGCTCTACACAGCGGGTAACGGACCCCAGACCGACTCTGGATGGACAGCGGGAATGGGTACCTCAGTCGCCTCCCTTTACAATGACACCACTGACCCTCAAGCCTCAACGGGTGGAAAATGGAAGGTCTGTGGAAACCATTATGTGATTGACGGAATCACGGGAGTAACCGACCCGGCTGGAACCCTTGGAGGGCAGGGTTTCAAGTTCCTTGGGCAGGGTGGAGTGAGTATAGGCTGTACATCTACCGGAGCCCAGACTGACGTGACGGTCAAAAACATCGAGGTGGCTGGATATGGCTTGATGCCGTGGTATCCGCAGGCGGTCACTGGATGCTCATGGTCTGGCGGCGCTGCCACGATCACCACGGCTGGCGATATTGGTGGGGATGGCACTACGGACAAAGTTGGCGGGTGGAATTCTGCCAGCACGATTCTTTTCCACGATACCCATGCCACCTCAATATCCAGCAACACGGTGGTTGTTCCCCTTGGCTCATGTCCTACAGGCTTAGCCTATGTTGGTCTGGATTTCATTCCAGGGGGTTGGGTGTCCTTTGGCGGGGGCAACACGCGATCTTATTCTAACAGTCTAGTCCAGGGCGTCTACATCCATAATTCAGGAGGCATGAGCGGCTACAACCTGTACAACGTTTCATTTCTCAATAATTACGTTTCCAGCAATCGCTCAACTCCAACATACCACAGCAACATGATTCTGTTCGGCGAAGGGGCTTACGCTGAGGTGAGTGGGCCGATCTACTTTTATCGGAACGTGCTGTGGAACGCATCCGGCACCAGCACCATCAATAACATGCACATTGCCAGCAGTCCCTATGGGGGAACGACGAACGGCCTCTACATTTTCTCCAACATCGTTGGCTGCGATTCCACCGATTTTCGAGTCTGTGGAGTCTCATCGTTCTTCTCGGATGACAACGGGGATTCCGGCGTCACTCAAAACGCCCTGCTGCTCAACAATACGTTCGTCAACGTCCCCCTGAATGGGGGCAAGCAAGGGATGTACCTGCTTTGCACAGGTTCTAACAATTGCGCTTATGCCCAGCACGGTGGAGCGGGAACGGGATGCCTCTCCAACAGCTACGGTTGCTCATCTTCGGGTACAAGCAAGAATAACCTGTTTTACAATGTTCCTGGCGGCACGTTCGGTAGCTCGGCGGTAGGCGTTGTACTTATAGCAAAAGGCGGGGCGGCTTCCGGGTTCTCGGTCCAACAAGCCCACAACAGTTTGGTGAATTCGGGCGTCGCGGATTCCGTGTGGACTTGTAGTGCAGCATCGTCATCCGATGTTTGCCACAGCTCTGGTCAGACCAACCCATTCGTAGACAGTGTGCACGGGAACTATAAGCCAAACTCTCCATTCACTGGTGCGGCAACCAGCAATAGTCAGTGGGCCATCGGTGACTCATCGTTGCCCGCGCCCTTTAATGCGCCGCCGTTTAACCAGGATTTTTATGGAACCACGTTCGGTTCGACTACGGGTTATGCGAGGGGAGCCATCGAGTTCGGGTCTGGTGGTGGGGGTGGAGGCAACCCAACTGCGCAAGTGGGGCCTAGTTCGATTGTCTTTGGGACGCAGCAAGTTTCGACAACTTCAGCGTCGCTTACAGTCACCATCAGCAATGTTGGCAGCGCAAGCTCTACCTTGGCCATTTCGAGTATTGCAATCACAACGGGCACATCATTCGCGATTTCAGGGGGTACCTGTGGCAGTAGTTTCCCTGTTAATCTGACGTACCTGCAAGAATGCACGGTTACGGTGACCTTCAATCCTTCGCCTGCGGGATTTCCGTCATACAGCGATGCCCTCAGCGTCACAGATAATGACGGCGGGGTAGCTGGGAGCACGCAAGTGGTGACGCTCAGCGGCACCGGCTCAGCGCCGTTGACGCTGGGGTCGGGAACTTGGGGAAGTGGGACGATAAACTGATGAGCGAATGGATGGATTCTGGCAACTTTTCGGAAAGGCTTATGTTCAAAATTGAACAGTGGGGGATAAAGCTATGAAGCGGATACTCGCCGTTCTCGCCCTTCTTCTTCTCAGCGCAGGTCATGCACTGGGGCAGTATGTATCGGTAAGTGGGTATGTTCAGCAGGGGGGCAAGGCGGTTACGGTGGGGGGGCTGCCTCCGACCACCACCAAATGGATGCAGACCTTTCCTGGGGCTACGGTGACGGTCTACGCCACCGGAACCACGAATCCAGCCCCCATCTTCTCGACGGCAACCGGAAGCGTCAAGGCAAACCCATTCACATCATATAGCGACACTTCATTTTGGCAGTTTTTTGTACTTCCTGGGACATACGATCTCCGGTTTTCAGGAACAGGGATATCGAGTCCATGGACGATTACCGTTCCGGTAAGGTCAACGGGCCTTGGTAACGGTACCACAGTTATTGATCTAACGACCATCCCCAATTGGACCACAATCGCATCAACGGATCTTGCTCAGCTCTATGTGGACGGGGCTCTTTTGTGCGCTCCCTATTCGACTTGCATCCTAAACGGCTGGACCTTGCCAGGGAGTGCTTATCCTTGGACGACATGGGACATTACGCAACCGCTTACTGCCCTTCTTCCCTCTTCGATCCTGACCAAGAATGTGGACAATTACCGCCCCGCTTTCATCTTAGAAAACCTGTCAAATATGTTGGGAAGCCTAGGAGAAGTAACCATCCAGGGAATGGGTCAGCTTGAAACCTTCATCAAGAACAATACCCCGAATGACACCATCATCAATCGCAGCACCAACACCTACACCAAGTTGACGGTGCGCGATTTAGCCATTCAAGGGCCGGATGCGGCGGTCGGCGGATGCGGATTCAGCACAGCCATAGATGCGGACGGCGGGATGCCAAACCAACACAACCCACAACTCAATGCTTCAAATCTTCTTCTATTCTATAGCCGCTTCGGGATACGTGAAGACACGAGCTACACGGATGTATGGGAGAATATCAGGTCAGGGAATTGCACCGGAATGGACATCGAAGGAGGCAATGGAGTCGTCAACCAGTGGTATGGAGATGATAGCAGAGCAGGGGGGGTCTCTAGTGCCTACTGGCAAGGCAGCCAATTCGTCGCTGGTGTGCCCTACTTTGCCAATCAGCTTGTCATGCCCCGTGATACAGTCACTGGCCACATTTACATCGTCACCGCGCCTGGAACGTCTGGAACCACACCACCTACTTGGCCTACAGGTACAGGAGCAACGGTAACCAGCGGTGGAGTTACGTTCCAGGAGGCGGGACATGAGTGTTACGAGTGGTGGACCAACCACGCCTACCCTGCTGGTTCGTGCGTACAGGACTACCCACTTGGGGGCGGTCATATCTTCAAAACCACGGCGGGTGGTACATCCGGGGTTCTCACCCCGACATGGACCTATGTCGGCGGAACTGTCAGTGACGTAATTTTCAACACAACGCCAACGGCAGGCGGAATAAACTACGTGCAAGGGGATGTTGGAGCATTTCTGGTGCTTGCCTGTGGCGCAAAAGTGCAGATTCAACAGGTCAACAACGGCAGCGGATCAGGGGGCGTCACGCAAATTGGGGCATATCCTGTGCCTGGATTTACTGGCGCTTCTTGTGCCGCAGGAGCGGGTCAATCTACCACGGGAGGTACAGGAACCGGGTCCACTGTCAACATTTCCAGCGTTGTGAATTGGGTAGATCAAGCCTATGCAGCGCAAAACACTTATGGCTCTGACCCTGCGGGCTGGACCCTTACCAACCCATTATTTGAGGAGGCATTACATGGTGACGGGTTTGACATGATAAATGGGGGTGTCAACTTCAATGGTGCAATTCTGTCATTCTTCACGAACTGGGGCCTTTTCTGCGGCCCGAACGAGAACAGCCAAAACACCGGTTGCACCGGGATGACATGGACGGGTGGACAGATACTGGCGCAGCTACCCGTCTCTGCCGGGGGTATCAATCTAGGTGAGTCGTTTAACGTAAACTTTACCAACATAACGGTGAATGGGTATTACGGCGGCGGAAATAACACCGGGATTGGAATCTTGGCTTTGTGCGCTGCCAATGGTTCAGCCAACCGCAATTTCATCGGCGTCAATGTCGAGTACTGGAACACCTTGACCAGCTACGCGACTGGGTGCAGCAGTCCCGGCTTCAACGTGATGGAGCCAACGGGCGGGTATACGACGGACGGACAAATCTCTACAAAGGATTTGATCGTGCGGGGGACAGGCACCTTTTCGGGGCTCTCTGACACGACTAACTGCTCCAGTGCTGGCGGAACTTGCACCAGCGCAACAGCTGGAGCTGTCACGATAGCATCGGGAGGTGCAACGTCAGTCGTAGTGAACACGACGGCGGTGACAGCCAAAAGCGATATCAGCTTGGCTTTCGACGCGAGCATGGGAACTCGGCTCAGCGTGACGTGCAACACCAACTTCCAGCAACCCTACGTCTCTGCGCGGGTTCCGGGTACATCGTTTACCATCTCGACGGCCGCGGCGTTCACGACGAATCCAGGTTGCATCTCGTGGAGTTTGCGGAACTAGGGACCCTATGATCAACCTCATGCGGATACAACTCGAAACGTGGAAGTCCTTCTTCAGGGATCTCGGCTGGGTGGCGTGGGTAAACATCTGTGACGTTGCAATGGTTTTCAGTGGCGTCGCAACGGTTTCCATCATGCTCGCTGGGGGCGCCCGGCAAGCGGTTGCGCAGGAGGCTCCGCACCTCGCGACGGTTCCCGGCGAGGGCCTCTATTCTCCCGGCGTCATCCCTATGATCGCGCTGCTGGTCGTCATCCTGCACGTCGTCCTGCGTGAGATCGTGGTCCCGCTCGTCAAGCGGCAAGATGTAGAGAAGGCGGAAAAGCATAAGAACTGCGACGATTGCTCTGGCCTTATCATGGTGACGGCGCTTACGAGCGAACAGAGAAAAAATCAGTTGGATTTCAATCACCGGATGGAAGAAAACGTTAGCCGCATCTTCGAGCGGCTGGACGAGATGTCAAAGCAAGGGAGGTAGTCATGCCGAACATTATTGGATTGCTGGTTTATCTGTTGATTTTCTGCATCGTGGTGGGGCTGGGCTACTACATCATCGGGAACTTCCTTCCGCCACCCATCCAGAAGATGGCGTTCGCGGTGTTCTACATCGTCATCGCCATTTTCGTGATCTACTTCCTGCTGTCGATGGTGGGAGCGGGATCGTTCCCGCGGCCACATTGAGGAACGAAAGGACACTCTCGTGAATCATCATATTGGCTTCACCATAGCTGTGTACGTTTTCTTCGGCATCGGGACGCTGCTCAACGTGTTGCAGCATGCTTCGCGCGCTGTGAACAGCAAACTGAACGGCATCACGACCTACGGCCAATACTTCCGTCTGAACGGGATTGAACAGGCATTCAAATCCTTCATCGCTCTGTGCATCCTGCAATGGGGTTGGCATAACGAACCAGCACTGGATGCCCTTGCTCATTGGGTTTGGTCGATGTTGCCGTTGAAAGTTGAGACCGTCCCGGGTTGGTTTCTGGCGGCGCTCAGCGTGAACCCGGCAACGGCCGGCTGCTACGGCTGTGGGTGGGATGTGCTGGCGGAGCTGGCGGTTGTGCAATTGAAGAAGCGCGGCATCTTGGCGGCGAAGGAAGTTCCCCCGACGCTTCAAACGGAAGTGACCAAAGCCGTAGAATCGATCGCGGCTAAGTCTTGAGGAGGCTTTATGGTAGGGAAAACTGGCAAGTCCGAGCGTGCCCGCTTGAAGCGCAAGCTGCGGCTCAACAAGGCAAAGGCGCTAGAATTGTCCCAAAGGGCCATCTCGGCCAACGCTCAGGCGCTACTCGATAAGGCCGCCAGCGATGCCGCTTTCCAACGGGAACTCGATGAGGCGGCCGCCCGCATGATTGCGGAAGCTGTGGCGCGGGAAGAAGTCGAGGAGGTCGTCATCATCGCGCCTCCCGTGAAGACGCTTACTCCGAAGACTGAAGACCCCGCCAAAAAGACCTGGTGGCAAGAGTTGTGGAGTTAGCACGCCATGCCCTATTACGTCTGGCCTATCCTGTTTGCCGCACTCGTGTCAGGACTCACGGCATTCTGTGTTGGGATCACCAACCGCGTTCGCCAACTTGAACTTTCCATGAGAGAATCCGACACGAAGATGAGCCCGCTATGGGCGAGAGTACAGGCGGAGCTTTCCAGTGACTTGCACCACGATGATCCAAAGTACAAGGAAGCGGATTGCTTGATTGAAGAATTGACGGCGTTGACCATTACCCCTAAAGGGCGGAGAAGACTGAAAGAACTCCTCGCTCAGAGAGTGGTGGACCCCGATGTCCCGGAACTAGAAAGGAAAAAGGCCAAGGCGTTGATTGCTGTTATGGACCTTGTTTTGATGGAAGCCGAGAGCGTTGGAGAAAAGCTTGTCAACATTTCTATCGCTATACTGTTTGGGGTTTCAGCACTGTTGGCAAATGCTGTCAGGACATGGCGCTAGTGAGCAAAAGGTGACAGCCGCGCATTGTTTTTCATGCTAGGATGGGTGTCATGGCAACCGGATTCAGCTTCGGACACGACCATTGGAAACACTTAACCCGGCAGTTGGATGAGGTCATCCGACTGGGAAAAGAACAACTCGAAGTCAACCGGGCAATCCTGAAGGCGCTACAGCACCCGACAGAGGTTGTCGCATTTAAGTTCAAAACAGGAGTCAACATGCCTTTGCTTATTCCCGCAACTGACCAGCCCGATCAGGGATTTGTAACTTTGACGGTCAACGGAACGGCGGTTAACGTCATTCCGTCTGGCCAGACTATTCAACTGGTGTCGGCTGACCCCGCCACCTTCACCATCGCGCAGGACGCCACCACGGTTGCCGACCCGGACGGAACGGTCGTAGCCGCGAGTTTCCTTGTAACTCCCATCAATCCTCCGGCCCAGCCCAACGTCGCCGTCAACGCCACATTGAACATCCTGAACGCCGACGGCACCGTTGCCGCGACCGTTACCGACACGGTTACAGTGAGCACCAACCCAGCCGTTACCGAAGTGGTGGGAGTGTTGTTCGAGGCTCCGATTGCGGCCCCGGCGTCGGCCAAGAAATAGGGCTTTACTCGCCTGGGAATTAGGAATAGACTTCAAGCCAATGAAGCAACCCAGGATGAACGACAGCACTCACGGGGCGCGGACCTCATCGGGAACCGCGCCCCGTTTTGTTTTAGGAGGAATCAATGCGACTTCGTAAATCTCATCTGCTTCTGCTTTGCCTATGCCTGTCGGTCGTTTGCCTGACAGGATGCACTGCGACTTGGCTTACGGCTGTTGGGGCAGCGCTACCTACACTAGCAGCGCTCGTTAAAGCCATCTCTACCTTTATTGCAGCCCTTTCAGGTAAGACCATCGCGGACAACGTGTCTGCGGCCATCACCAAGATTACCGATGCGATTCAGGCCCAAATCACTAACGTCCAGGCTCTCATCGCTGCCTACAAAGCCTCTGCTGACCAGACGACGTTGGGAGAAATAAAGGCCGTGCTCACGTCCATCGTGTCCAATCTTGGATCAATCTTGACCGGATTCAGCATCACAGACTCCTCGACGGTATCAAAGTTGGCTCAACTTGTGGGCCTTGGAGTGGCCGCGGTACAGGCGATTCTTGCCCTCGTTCCACTGCTGACGCCTGCCAAGGGAACACAGGTAGAATTGACGCCTGTTGAAGTCATCATTCTAGAAGCTCACAACAAGGTGTTCAAGTCAACTTACAACACCATTATCAAGACTCCCAGCGGACAAGTGTTCGTTGACGAGGCTCTCGCAACTCTCAAGCCCATGTAGGAGAGCACCGTGTTTGAACTTTCCGATATGAATGTTGAGCGCGCGGCCGTCGCCAAGTACCAAGCGGCGATGGCTGCGCTGGGGCCTGTTCCTGTTCCCATGACGATTGAATATGCAGGGGCGTGGATGGCTATCAAGGATCAGTTGTTTGCTGACGCCGGAGCAGGGTTCCCCAAGCAGTTGTCAGTGAGTCGCTCCGGGCGTAGGTACGGGAGGCACATCCCTTCACCGATGCCTGCCCATAGGATGCTCAAGCGCGCGCTTCCCGCTGGCGCTCCGCTCTACAGGGACTTTCGAACTCCCGACCAAGGCGGAACTGGCAAGAATGGAAGCCCGTTCTGCGGACCAGTGAAAGACCAGGGGAATCAGGGAAGCTGTACAGGCCATGAGAAGGCTACGAACGGAGAGTGGATCAGGCGGGCTTACTTCAAGAGTCAGGAAATATTTTCCCCGGCCTTCGTCTACTCCCGAGAGCTCTTGATGGACGGTACGTTCCCGCAGGATGAGGGATCGACAGGAGAGACCGGATGCCTTGTCGCTATCCGGTACGGACTCTGCGAAGCAGCGCTTGACCCCTACAACGACAGTCGAATAGTGCAACCGACCCCCGCGCAGGACGCGAACGCCGCAAACAACAAGATGGGTGCATACCATGGAGTATCCGATTCCATGACGGCCATAAGTTGTCTTTCGGACCCGGTGCCCTGGCCGGTGGGGATAGGGTTCCAGGTTTACGAATCATTTGAATCGAACGAGACAGCGCAGAGCGGGGTTATGCCGATTCCGGTCCCCGGAGAGAAATTGCTCGGAGGACACCAGACGGCGGGATGCGGAGGGTACGATATTGGGGATGTTCCAACGATCCGGCCTGCCGGATGCGGCCCCGCGATACTGGTTCAGAACTCGTGGGGAATCCCTTGGGGATTGGCAGGATTCTTCTGGATGCAGCTTCCGATTCTTGATGAACAGACAACCGACGTGAAGATCCTTCATTCAGGGGAACCATGGAAATAATCGGCATCACGCCCGACATGCTCATCACCTACGACCCGGCAACGTGGCCGCGAGGCGACAAGACGTGGGATTTAGCACGAGCCATCGCTCAGACCGAGGGTGCCAACGTCCAGGGCAGTGTGCCTGACTATTTTAACAACCCTGGGGATATCAGCGACTTTTTGAAGGAATACGGTGGTGGGTATCACGATGGATCGTGGGTGACCGAGTTCCTCACCAAGTTCATTGGCTGGACGGCCCTATACGAGAAACTGAACAACTGCCGGCGGGGGGTGAGCCACGTCTACCTGCCCACCATGACCTTTGAGCAGTTCGCCAAGAAATGGGCAGGAAATTCAACCATGTGGTGCAAGGACGTGACGACGATTTTGAAGGTGTCGCCGTCGATGACGCTGCAAGAATATTGGGCAGACGAAGAGCCGACGGCTACCACTGGATCTTGACCTGAAGGGGAAGTCCCGCCCATCTCCCCTCAGTTGACCCACCGAACAGATACCCTGATTGTGCGCCCCAAGCCAACATCTCCCCCTTTAGCGTTGAAATCCATCGGGTTTTAGAGTAGGTTTGGGGTGTCGGGGATTGGGACAGTGGCCGTCCACATGCCTTGGGAGCATGGTAAGCGTGGTTCGATTCCACGATTCCCGACCAAATCTTAGCTCTGGGTGCAACTTGCACCTGAGAGGGACAGGTCTTGGCATTTCAGCAGGTAAACCTCGCGGAACTCAACACGCTGCTCCAGGCGCGCTTCGACAACCCTGGATTCTGGAGCCTGGGGGAGTATCGAACAGCGTTCAATCTCGCTCTCAGTATCTTCCAGCTCGCTACGGGCCGCTGGAGGAATCGATTCATCATCACCACCATCGCCAAGCGCGTGTTCTACAGCGTGCCGGACCTGGCTCAGCTTCAGGTGGATGGAATCTGCCAGGTGTTGCAACCGCTGCGGATCGCTTTCAACGGCACGCCACCGCTCGGCTGGACCAGCTTCAGCGACATGGATGCTTTGTACCCGGGCTGGCAGGTACAGACCACCGCCACCGCCGGGGCACCTGGCACCCCGCAGATGTGCGGTCCGGCGGGTACGAATTACTTCTGGATCTGGCCGGCCGATGCGGTGGGTGGGAATTCGCTCCAACTCGACGCCATCACCAACTCTCCCCAACTGGTGAATGCGTCCGACTGGGTGAACTTGGACGAAACGGAGATCGTCAAGCTGCTCGATTTCGGCCAATTTTTCCTCAGTCAAAAACGTGGGGGAGTGTTCTTCCAGCGCACCATCCCGCTGTTTAAGGGTTACCTGGAAATGCTTGCGGATCGCAACTCGTACCTGATGAATATAAGTATTTTCCGCCAGATGACGGGTTCCGACTTCGCGCGCAACTTCTCCCCGCGGCGCATGAGCGACCGGACGGGACGGAAAGCAGGAATCGGATTACGATGAGCCACCTCGTCTCAAATGTCGTGCTGTTAAAGGGTCCGTACCGGCTGCCGTGGAAGCAGTCTCCTCGCGTCCTGTTGGGGTTCCCTGATTATGGCGCAACGGACTGCGTGTTCCCGGCGGCAGGATTTGAGCAGGTTCCCGTGGGGTCCGCTTGCCGCATGACGTGGGATGAAGCCGGGCCGACGGTGTTGGGGGTGGAGATAAAGTGAGCGCGCCATCATATTTAGGCTGCACTGACCAACTTTTACTCGGCTGGCTACAAGATTCCCTGCTCGAGCCGAACAACGGCGGGCAGAGCATGGCCACAAATATGTTCACGATAGCCCAAATGATCAACGCCATTCAGCAGTCAAGTCTCGACTTTCAGCGTGATACTGGAATCGTCTCCTGCCATGCCGGGTACCAGGGCGATACGAGCAGCGCCCTCGGAGTAACTCCCGGTACCGAGCAGGTCCAACTTCCTCAAGACACGATGGACGTTCGGCGCCTTGCGTGGATTGCGTACGACGTGCAAAACCCGGTGCAGGTGGTCAGCATCACCGAACTTCCGCGGCAAGACAGCTTCGCGCTGGACCTGCTCAATCCGGCGTGGGAGAATACGCTGGGCCAGCCGTACACGGCAGACGAGAGCCTGCCACCCATCCCCGCGGTCAACATCTCCAACCAGCCGTCGGACATTGGGTCGCTGGACGTGCTGTACACTCCCGTGCCGACGGCGCTTTCGAACACGGGGGTCCCACTCAGCTTCCCGCCAGACTGTGCGGTGGGGGTGTTTTACCGGGCGTTGCAATTACTGTTCTCGCTGCAAGGGGAAGGAAGCGATGATCAGCGGGCGAGGTGGGCTGGGAGGATGTACGAGATAGTAGTAATGCTTACGAAATCGCTTCAGTTCATGACCTCTATGATGCCAGTGCAAGGTGCAAGTTGGGGTTCCACTGTGCTAGGTAGAGGAGGATCAAGGACAGAAACGCTTTAATGGCCACCCCAATTTTCGACCAAAATTCGTTGATGAAGATTGGCGAAGCGCTCGCGAGCGCCTACCGAGGTATGGTATCTCCAGATATTTCTCCACCTTCTGCCCCGAAGCCTCCCGCCGCGCCTAATGTTCAAGCGGCCAAGCCTAATCCAAGCGCTTCCCTCCAAGAAGTTCTGTCGAATAATCCGGGATTGGCGAAGGTGTTCAACTCTCAAAACACCTCAGTCGTATTCGCATCCCCCGAAAGGATTGCGGCTCTCAAAAAGGCTGGTCGCGGCGACGAAGGACTTGAATATTGGCCTACGAACGAACAAGGAAATGAGGCGTTCCCAAGGCCCCCGGAAACTACTGGTAAGCACGTTCTGGAAATCTATGACCCCAAGTTGATGTCCAACACCGGGGCGCTGAATGATGCCATTTATGGAGACCTTCTTCATGGAATGGAAGCTGACCCTTACTATGCCAGTCTAAAGAAGCAGTTTGTGGATAACTACACGCCGAAAACCAAATCCTGGGAAGCGAAAAGGCACAAAGAAAATACAGAAACAAAAGATGAGGCTCCTTGGGCTACTGACGATATGTACATCCGTGGAAAATTGGCAAAGGGCCAAGGAGAAGAATGGGATGAGCCTGGACGGTACTCTCCTAAGCAACTGGAAATCCTCAAGGAGATGCAACGCTACCTTTCGACGGGAACTCCGGCGCCTGAAAAATCTGAGCAACCTGCGACGGGATGGCCGAATATCTCTCCTGGTCCGAAGAAAAAGGAGCCGGGAAATATATGGTAAGATGTTTTCAGTTCATGACGAATCTCGTACCGGTGCAGTGAGGTGCAACTTGCACCTGAGAGGGCCTATGGCAGACAAGGGCACCACAGAACGTGATGGCGGGGTGGCGAGTCTCGGGGCGATCCGTATTTCTCCACGTTTGGCGGGCGTCCCGGACGTCCCGAAGCCCCAGGCGGCACGCAGCGCACCGCGCGGAGCGACGGGGCGGCTGGGCATCCCGAACCGCGTGGGTGCGGGAAGGCGGGTGAGTACCAGATGGTAGTCCGTCGAAGCATCCGAATCTATTCCTGTCCGTGTGGCGCGCGCTTACACGATCACGGCCTATCGCCGCATCGGTTCATTTCGGAAATGGCGTGTCCCCGGTGCAAGAAGATCATGGCCCACGAAACTGCGGAGTACGACATCGAGACGCAGACGGGCGACCCGGAAACGGGTGAGCCGTCAAATGTTCGCGTGGCCACGCGGGTTGCGGGATAAGACACTATGCCAGCGCCTTGCTCAAAACTCGAAGTGCCGTTTGAAACCTTCCACGGGGTAAACATAACGGCGAGTCCCGACCAACTGCGGCCTGGACAGGTGGTGGCCTGCCAGAATGTCGTCATGAACAATGTGGGCGAACTCACCACGCGGCCAGGTGCCACGCTGGTCGGTCCGCTGACCGGGGTGGGCAGCCCGGTGCATTCAATTTTCGTGCTGACCGACGCTGTTACGACCTATCCTGTCACGACGACGCTGTACGTGCTGGGGATTGCGTCGAGCATCTACGGGTGGAGCAGTGGTCCATCATGGACGCTGCTTGCAAGCGGCTTCAGCGGCAACCCCCTTACCGGCGTCATCTACCGGTTAAGCGGCACGGGCCAGCCGTGGCTCATCATCGGTGACAGCAAAAAGATGGTCAAGATCAATTCCGCGGGACAGGTGTTTCAGCTTGGCGTCACGCCGGATCCTGATCCATCCACCGCGCAGGTCCTGAGCAACGCGAATTACGTCATCAGCTACCCCACGCCTGCCGACGGCTCCATCACGGTTACTGGAACGTCGTCCACTGGCGCGGACAGCGCCAGCCTGTCATCACTTTCCCGGACATCGGGCCGGGTGGCGGCCGTATCGGGTTCCCCCAATGACTACGTCAATAATCTCCCCGTCACCATCTCGGCACCGTCGTCGCCGGGGTTCGTCGGCCAATTTCCTATCTTCAATATTACCACTTCGACCCGATTTCTTTATTATCAGGCGGGGGCGGATGCTTCGGCCACTGGGACACTCACTGCGAATGTGGGATACGTTGGTACAGCCACGTCCGGAACGGCAGTCGTTTTCCGCAAGCCCCAGAGTCTAAATCTGACCACGATCAATGGGAACATTTCTCCGGTGACCGACACCATTCAGGCTTGGGTGTATCTGGACGACATCACCAAAGTTTCCGACGTGCAGATATTCTTCGACTTGGACTCGGGAAGCACCGGAGCACTCAAGACCAACTGGACATGGTGCAGTGTGTATAGTCAGTTGGCCAACGGCTGGAATCTGGTGAAGGTAGCCAAGTCCAGCTTCACTACTGTCCTTAACGGGGGGGCCATCTCGCGACCGGCGAATAACGGAGATTTCACGACGATTTTTGGATGGGATCTGTACTTCTTTACGACGCCTTCCAATACCCCAAAATGCGGGGTGGCCGAGTTGTTCATGCAGGTGGCGTTCGGGCCGAATACCTCGGTGGGAGTCGGCTACGACTACCGCGATACGTTTTACAATCCCGTTACCCAGTCGGAATCTAATCCCTCTCCCGTCATGGCGATTGATGTCTACCCGGTGAATCAGCAGGTGGGGCTGGTTCCTGGAAGCGTGTCGACGGACCCGCAGGTCACCATAATCAGGTGGTGGCGCCGCGGCGGAACGCTCTCATCTGCCTGGTATCTAGTCGGAAGCCAGAAGAATTTACCCATCCAGACCGTTACGGCGATTGCCATGAACCCCGCCGGAACGATCGCCACGTACACCACGGCCGGCACCAACAACTTTGCCGCGGGCGACGTGATTTACTCGGGCGGCGACGCAAATGATGTGTTCAATGGATGGTTTACCATTCTTGCCACGCCGGGCTCAAACCAGTTTACGGTGAGCAACACCAGTGCGGGCAGCTCCACAACCAGCGCCGGAGGGGGTACGGTGCAAGAGGCGTTCATCGATATCGTTCCCGACGCGAGCATTGTTCTCGCCCCTGTGCTCAGTCTGCAAAACGATGTTCCGGTAACCACCATCAATGAATCTGGAACGATAGTATACGGCCAACCGCTACCGTATATTTGGGGGCCATTCAACGGCACCACGATATTTGGCGATGGCGACCCAAACCAGCCAGGAAACCTCTATTGGAGCAATCCGACCAACCCTGATGCCTGGGGGTCGCTCAATTTCCTTGAGGTGACGCAGCCGTCCGACCCGCTAACGCTCGGCTGCTACTGGCAGGGTAACGTGTACGCTCGCTCGATGGAATTCCAAGGTCAGATTGTGCCGTCTCAACTCGCGGGATTCTTTTCATTCAACGATGTGGGGTCGGGTGAGTCCGTTGCCACGCCATGGGCGCTTCTTGGCGGCAGCGGCATCCCGTTTATGCCGTGGGTGGGTAAGTCGGGCATTTTTATCGGTACGGGTGGGGTGGGGGAAAGTCTGACGGACGACCTGCTATGGCCGCTTTTCGACCCGAAATCCACGAGGCCGGACGCCATCAATTGGACGCTCCCGCAGTACAACCGACTGGCATGGTACGACCACCACCTGTTCTGGAGTTACATGGGGATGGATGGCGTGCTGCGCTGCTACCGTTTCGACAACAAGCGGGGATACTGGGACGGGCCGCACACATGGGCGTTTGGAGTGTCAACGCTCTACCTTCAACCCGAAGTGCAGGATAAGCTGCTGCTCGGTGGAAACGGCGGAAACCTTTATTTCTATGACACTTCCAACTCGACCGACAACGGGACCGCCATCGCTCCACTGGTCGAAACGGGAGCCTACAAGCCCGATGGATTTTTGAACGATTCGGAATGGGTTGATATCTCGGTCGATGCGGCTTCCCCACCGGGAGGGGTATCTGTTCTGGCTTCCTTCGGGTCCACTCTGGCCGCCTACGTTCCCATCGGTACGTGCGTTTCCACAACCCGCGCGACGACGTCCATGAGCATGCAGGATACCTACTCATGCGGGATGTCGCTGCGGTTTACGTGGAGTGGGTCCGGCTCGATCTACGGATTCAGTGCGCTCCACCGCGACGATGGGATCGGCGTAACGCACTACCAGACGCCCAGCACCTCTTTTGGGGCATCTGGGTACGGGCACGCCTACCGGGCACTTGTATGCTTGCGCTCGACTGGAGTCGTCAACCTGACCGCCACGGTGAACGATGTTACGCTTCCAGTCCAGGCAATTTCGTCCACAGGAAACAAGCGAAAGAGGATGGAGGTTTTTCTGCCGCTTAACAAGGGGTATTTGTGCAAAATAGCTCTGGACGCTGCTGTGGCAAATCAGGGTTTCAAGATTTACCCAGAAGACTCATCTCTTGAGTGGATGCCGTGGTCAGGAATTAATGCCATTGAGACCCCCCTTCCCTTCACGGGAGGTTTCACCGGAGGGTAAAAAACATGGCCACTAATCAACCGTCCAGCTTCGTGCAGGACCCAACTTGGGAGAGCATTACTGTCCAGGTGGCTGACCGATTTGGGACTGTTTCCCCGCAGATAATCGACGTCCTCCCAAAGAGTCAACTAAACACGTATATGAGGGGGATACAAAATGCCATCCAGCAGGTAACCGGCGCCGGGGGGAACCCCGCCAGCATCCAGGGGCCGCTCAGCCTGAATGGGAACCCCATCACCAACGTCACCAATTCTTCTCCACCAGCATCCAATGAAGCGCTTTCGGCGGGTACGGCCGCTAGCCTGTACTCCACCTTCCGACAGACCATCAAAACGGTCAGCGGGACGTACCAGTCGACCAGTTCCGACGGAACACTGAAGGGGGATGCGACCGCAGCCTCTTTCACCATCACCCTGCCGCCACCCGACACGGTTACGGGCTACATCTTCCCGGTTATCAAGGGGGATAGCAGCGCACACGCCGTTACGGTGGCCAGCGCGAACACGTCCAGCGGTACAGCGGCCCAGATCAACGGCGCCGCAACGAACGTTCTTTCGACGCAGTACGCCAAAGCACAGTACCAGTCCGACGGCCAAAATTATTTTGTGGTGGGATAATGGCGGTTGATTTCAAAGGACAAGCAGCGTAGGATTAGCGGCGAGGTGTGGCATGAGCGGAGTTCTTGGTACTATTTTTGGTGGCGGACCATCGAAGGCTGTACAGTCGGCGGCGAATACGGCGGAGAATGTCGTTTCCCAGTCTGTGCTCCCGCAGTCCCAGGCGCTTCTCGATACGACATCCCCGGTTTTCCAGAACTACCTCAACGAACTCGAAGGGCTCACATCCGCCGATCCGTCAATGCGCATGGAAGCGAACGAGCCACTCATCGCGCAGCAGACCGATCTGGCGCAAGGCGAAAGAGCGCAGGCAGCCAACCAGCCACGCAGCGGGGCGACCGCCTACGAAGATTCGCTCATCGACCAGCAGACCGCTACTTCCATTGGTGACGCGCTGTCCAAGACGTTTACCACCGCCCTGACCGCCGAAGGGCAGGCGGGCGAGTGGGGGATCGGTACAGCGCTGACCTCAGAGTTGAGCGGCGCGGATGTTTACCTTTCGGCTGGCGGCGTGCTTCAAGGCGCGGCTAATTCCGCAGCGCAAGGCGCACAATCCACCGAGCAGATGATTGCATCGCTTGCTATGCTAGCCGCAGGAGCGTAGGAGGACGTATGGCGTTAGAACTACCCACGACAGAATTCCCGCAGGCTCCCGTCATTCAAGGTATGCAGCCGGCGAATGCAGGCAATGCGAACCCCTCGCCGCCGCCAGGAGGCATTGGATACGCGAACCGGGGAGTGCAGGCCACCGATGCGTTTGTCGAGGCGCTCAAGGGGATTCAGGCGGCGCACGCAAAGAAGTCGATGCAGCAATTCAACCAGGTGCAACAGTCCGCTATGGTGGCCAAGATGAAGTACGATGCAGCGGTATCGCATCTCCAGGCATACCAGCAAGCCGTTGCGGATAAAACTATGCAGTCCAATGACCCAAGAATTGCCGCAGCGAAGCAGGCGGCGCAGGACGCTGACACCGAGCTGGCTGGCCGTACGCAGCAGTTGGGCGACCTGATTGCGGGTGGCAAGGCGGGCGGAAAGAACAAGCCGCAAGACGGGCAGCCAGACCATCGAGGCAACTTGGATAAGGCTCTGTACAAGGCAGCCCATACGGTTTCCAGCATCGGTACGGCACTCAGTGGGAACCCGAAGCCGCTTGCGCCCATCCAGAAAAGCACGCCACCGCTTGTTCCTGCGACTCCAACGGGATTGGATCCCACGGCAGGGTAGACGACAACGTAACTGCAAGTTGCAGTTGGAGGAATCTTGGCAGGACAAAACGGACAGCAGTCACCGGTACCTCCGCCGCCCGACACGCATGACTGGAACGCCATGTTTGATGTCGGGGTGGAGAGGATAAAGGAACAGAGGCAGCAACAACAAGCCCAGCTCCAGCACGAACAGGCTTCCACGAGCACGCAGGACCTCGAAAACCAAGTCCGCAAACTCACCGTCAAGCGCATGACGCGACAGAACGATATCCTCGAACAGCTTCAGGGGATTGATACCAGCAAGCCCGACGCCGCGGACCGGCGGCGGGATTTGCTCTTCGAGTACAACGCTCTAAGTGGAAAGCCGATGGTAGAAAAAGAACGCTGGGCGACCAACCCTCTACAAATTAAGGCGGCTGCCGCGGTGGGGTGGAGCGGACCACTGAATGAAATGCCAGCGGAAGTAGCGGAAAAGTACGAGAAAAAAGTAATTGAATTTGCGCTGGCGGAAAAGACTATTTCGTCCAGCACCACCGACCAGTACGGCAACACCAGCAGCACATCGAGAACCGAGCATACGCGGCTTGGTGGGGGAAGTGGCGTCCCTCCCGCTCCCACGCACCTTGGGGGTGCACCATCCGGGGGCGGGAAGAAATCGTCAATCGGCGAAGAGGAATACCGCATTGCGAAGGCGGGTGGGAAGCTGGTGCCCAAGGCGATGGAAGCCGCTAACCGCTACGCTGTCGACAACGGCCTGTCGATTCCAGTCCCGATAACTCCCGCCGACCGCAAGTCACTTGCTGGCCTGACGAACCTTGAGGCAGCGCTTCCGGACCTTGAAAAATACTCAACAGTTCTTGGCAGCACGAAGTCGCGGCTGAAATTGCAGGAGATCGTGAATCAGGTCACGAAAACTGGGGCCAACTCCGGGATGATCTCAAGCGTTGAGGGGTTCATCGGGGCCGGGGTGAATGCGGTGTTGGTGAACTCGCTCACCCCGGAGGAACAGAACTTTCTGATGGCGTACAATCAAGGGCGCGAGGCGGTACAGACCATGCGGCAGTTTGCCGGGGTAAGCCGGTCGACCCAAGCGCTTTACAACGCCATGGCGGCATTGCTGCCCAATCCTGGGCAGACCAAGAACCAGGCGATGGCGAGGGACCAGATTGCGCGACTGCGAAAGCAGATTGCGACGGCCCGGGCAACCGTTGGTGGCGTGCCGGAAGAAGCGGCTCCGGGGAACCAGCCCAACACCAAGAAGGCCGATGCGCATGGATTCGTGGCGGACTAGGTGCAAGTTGCACATGAGAAAATAATGTGGCAGACGAAATTAAATCCCCCGTCCCTCCCCCGCCCAGCATTGGCGTAACTCCGCCAACATACCAGGTATTCGATGAAAACGATGTGAAGGGTAAATTCGTCGGTACGGGCGACGAATTGATGAACTGGATGAAGGATCAGCCCGGCCGTACGCTTGCCCTGCGCGTGCGCACTCCTGACGGGAAGACGGGAACGCAGCGTGCCGACAAATTCAAGCCGCTTCAGGACCAGGGGTGGAGGATTGTGCCAGAAGATCCCGGAAACTCTTCCGTTCACGAGGTCATAAAGCAGCTCAGGGAAAGGGATTCTGGCGCAATCAGTAGGTTTCTCGATCCCATCTTGCAGGCGGTTTCCTCGCTCGATCCACGCGAAAATTTCAAGCTGCATGAAGATGGTTGGAAGCGGAAGGTGGAGTCCACCCTCAAGACAACCCTTGGCCCAATCCTTTACCCCGCCGTCGGTTCAGCCATCATGGCGACAATCAACTTGCCTGAAAACTTTGTCGCGGCAGCGAAGGCGTCCCCGGCAACTCCTATTCCTCCCGCACCTAAGGGTTTGGGGAATGTGACTGGTCCATTCTCTCCCCCCGGAGCGGTTACAGGCGCGTATGAAATTGCGGCACCCGCCGTTGCTCCAGGGGCGGGGGAAGTGAGTGCGGTGGCAATCAGTTCGCTACCCATCCCGTTCGCTCCTCAGATTGCCCAAGCCACTGAAAAGGGAAAACAGGGGAACATCGCTGGCGCGCTGGGAGAATTGACCACGGCCGGTGGCATGTGGCTGGTCCAGAATCTTCTGGCCGGCGCGGCCAAAGCGGGGAAGCCGGGCGAAGTTCCACCACCACCTGCCGACATGCCGTTGTCTGAGCAGGGCATCCAGAATGCAGGAAAGTGGATGCAGGACAACGTCTTTGGCCCACTCGATGCGAAGACGCCGACATGGCGGACTTTCAGCAAGGTTCGTCAAAACATGATGGTGCAGCAGATACTGGGCGACAAGATCAAGGAGATTTCGCCCAAAGCCGCCGACACTGCCGACCTGAACCATCTTAAAAACGTAGCAGGTGCCGAAGTTCATTCTGACAACATGGCGGAACTGGACCGTCAGGAAGCGGTTTTGCGCCGCAATCGGCTGGCAGATCACGACCGCATTATCGACGACATTTACGAAAAGTCCACCAAGATTGACGAGGACGCAGCACGCGAACAGGCGCGGCGAGAACGGGCGCACGAAAACCTCCAGCAACTATTCGACTCGACCGTAGGGCCGGGGAAGGACATGATTCCTCTTGAAGCTGCGAATGAGGTCCTAGGGGTCATTCGGGAGAATCCCAAAGCGATTGCGGCGGTGCAGTCAGCGGTTTATGAACTAGCGTATGCGCTGACCCGCCAAGCAAACCTTCAAACGGACTTAGAGCCGACTGCCAATACAATCGTGGACGCTCTCAGATCGAAAATGCCGGCTCAGGGCAAGCTGGGTGTATCGTCGGTTGCTCCGCAGGATATAGAGTCCTCGCTTAAAATGATTGCGGGCATCAAGGGCATGATCGACGAATACGGGCAAGATGTTTCTCCATCCCGCGTTCAGGCCGCGAGAAGTCTGCTGGATGCAGCTACGCCAGACCGTCCGGTGCGAATGTTTAATCCCCGATACATCGCAGAATTGAGAGTTGACCCGCGCTTCATCCAGATTGCCCAAGAAGAAGTCGGGGATGGCGGTGCCGATGCGATGATCAATGAAATGCGAAACGACCGCGATTTCTCTTACCAGATGATCGATCAATACCCAGAAGTTTTTGAAGGCGTGGCAAGCCGCGTTTCAGCTAACGACCCCAATGCTGTTCAGCCAAGGGCTATTCCATTTGACGTTGCCAGGGAAGCGCAGGGTGGGCTCTCTTCCATTATCCGCAAGATGGAGGCGCAGCATAGCCCTGAACTGGCACCAAGAATCCGACTGATGCGGATTATCCGCGACAGCGTGGCTGCTCAAAACGACGCTGCGCTCGCAAGTCGTCCCGAACTTTTCCAGGCCCACGAACTTCTCGACCAGGCTGACCGGATCACCTTCGAGAAGCACGAAAACTTGGACAAAAAAGTCATTCGCAATTTCTTTGGAAACCCGCGCCATGCCGCAGGGGCGGAAACGCTCGTTAGGAAAATTCTTTCGCCAGGAACGGAGATGATTCAGGCAGAGGTGACGAAGGCGCTTACGCCCGGACCTGTGGTAGCTGAAGGCATCGAGATGCTTCAGGATTTAGACCCGGAAAAGGCCAACAAGTTGGCGCAGAAAATTGCCGACGCAACAAGCGACAGCGAAGCGGCAAAGTCTCGCTTGCGGAGGATGGTTGTCCAGCAGATGGCAGAAGCCGGGACGGTACCATCGACTCGGCTCGGGGTCGAACAGCCAGAACTGAATTACAATCGAATGGACCGCTGGCTGCGCAGCCGGCCGGGAGCCAAGATTCTTCTGGGCGATTCCTACGACACGCTGCTCGGAGAGATTTCGGACAAGGCGCACGCGGAACTGCGCACGGAAAACCCCAGTCTTGATTATCAGTTGCAGCGGTTGCAGGCGATGCTAGATGCCGAAGAGCGCCAAGAGGCCAAGATGGGGGCCAAGCGCACGGCCGCAGAAGAAGCGCCGGGGAGGATAAAGCCGAAGGAAGAAGCCCGATGGTTGGCAATGAAACCGGTGACCATGGCTGAGATGGCGCAAGACATGATTGAGAAACCAAGCAGGGCTCGGTACGTTGCTGGGATCGCTTCGCCAGAAGTCAGGCAGCAACTCCTTCGTTCGGTAATCGATCAGGTGGCCAATAAGCCCAAGAGCGTTATGGTAATGGGAAGACTGGGTGGCCCGGACGGCATCATCCACCTTGGGAACTTTGCTGACGAAATGAAGGAAGCGGCGCCCACGATTGCGGCGCTGAGCGATGGGAATGTGGCGGCAACACAACTTCAAGGGCTTGCCCGGGCTATGGAACAGGCCAACTTCAATGCAAAGTCTGGAATTTTTGGGAAGATTTACCTGTTTACCACGTCGCTCATCACCCGCAGCGTGCGCGGATCGGCGGGGGTGCGGGAAGCTGAGGCGTTAAGGATGGGGCCGAAAGACGTCATAAAAAAGGGAATCACGTACCGGGAACCGCAAGTGTGGGGTGCGGAGCCTCGAAACATTGAGGATGACCTGACTTACGCGGCTTCCAAAGACCCCAGTCTGATAACGCTCATGCAAAAGGCGCTTAAGACCCCCCCCAACGCTCCTGGGGCAGGCGTCCAGATATTCAAGTACTATCTGGCGTTCGCTGGCGGGCGCGGCAAGCAAGCTAAAATCTTGGACGAGAAAACCGCTCAGGATTTTCTCATGCAGACCGGCGGCAACGTGCCTGACGCCGTCGCCGCGGCACAGGCTCAGGGGTATACACGATAGGTTAAACTTGCAGTTGAGGAGGTGCCGTGAAAAGGCG